CCGCCGCCGCCACACGAAGAAGGCCGGTCGCCGTCACCGCGTCAAGAAGGGTGGCGATGAGCTGCCTGCCCCCCTGCCCGCTGAGGTCAAGGAGGACGCTGCGGCCATTGCCGGCGCCAAGGTCCCCAAGACGATGGAGGCCGGCCGCCGCCGCCACACGAAGGCGAAGAAGGTCGCCAAGGCCCTGCTCAAGCTGTCGAAGAAGCTCGAGAAGGGAGGCCGCCGCCGCAAGCACTGAAAATGTTTAGCATTTTTTAGGTAGGACAAATGTTCTGCCGCTAAAAATGTTGGTTACTTATTTACTTCGCAGCGTCAGATTTCAGACGCTCGCCGATCTTTGATAACATGGTAAATAGATCCTCAGTGAATCCAAAATGGCATCCATTGGGCTCTGTCCCCCTAGGCACCCTGCGGCTCGATGTGGTCTTTGGATGAACTAGACTCACAATGATTTCCTGGGGCGACAGTTCCATACACTGGGACTCCCGACCCTTGATAAACAGTTCTCCCTCGGCAACCTTGATATCCTCAGGGAACCCCTTCTCTTCCCAGAACTTTTTAGTATAACACATCGTTGCTTCTGAAACCCGCATACACTGCGGCAGACGCATCGGTGGAACATTCACAAACGATGTGTAGTTCGCAATATCGTACGATGGAAGTGTGGTGCAGAAAGCCGCCTGCTTCTTGGCCCGCAGCATCATTGAGACACGGAACAGAATGCTGTTGGGAGGATAAATATCGTCGTCGTCCATGTGGACAATAACGGGAAACTTGGCGATCTGGGCGCCGAGATTACGTTTCTGGGCAATAGTGTTTCCATCCATCAGAATGATATGACGAGCGTACGGGAGATGTTTCACAAACTCGTCGCACGTATCCTTGCCGTCATCCAGAATGAGCCATTCCAGTTTGTCTTTTGGGTAGCACTGAGAATCGACACATCCCGCACAGATTTCAATGAATTCGGGGCGGTTGCGGGTCGGCGTCACAATTGTGACTCCAGGTAAATCCTCTTCGGGGATCGCCGACTTATCAATCGAGAACTCTTCGGCGTCTCCCGTAGAATACGTCTTCAGAAACTCCTGTGTCGTCTTCACCCACTCATCGTGCCGCTCTACGAAATGCGCATGATTGGATTTACCGATCAGTTTGCGCGTCTTGAACTGGAGTGCCGCATACGTCTCCAGCGCCTTAACACACGCGTCTACGGTGGAACGGAGAATAACGCCCATACATTCGGGGTGGGGAACAGATTCAGGGGTCTCCTCTTTGGCCCACACGGCTTTGTACCCAAACTCCTTGAACGGCTCGATCTCGTTCAGGAGCAGAACGGCGCCGCTGGAGGCTGCCTCATTGACTGCGTGGCCAAACCCTTCGGCTCCCGATAAACAGATGGAAAGACCGCACTCGTCGACAAGAGCATCATACTCTCCCTGCTTCAGAGTCTCGGAATGCAGAATCACCTTGTCCTTCAGAGAGTCAGGAAGAGTCACCTTCATGCGCGTTCCGTCATACACCACATGAAGTTCAGGAACCTTAATATCCTGCTCAATTGCCTTCGCATAGGCGTCCACAATCAACTGGGGATGGCGGTAAATGTTCTTTCCCGCAAGGTAGAGTGCCTTGTGATAATTCTTCTTCTCGGACGGCTTCTTAGCAATCGATGTCCAGCCAATATACTTGACGTTCGGATGATGCGGCTTAAAGATCTCGACGGCCTCGTGCGTCTTACACCAGATCTCATCGATAGAACTAAAATAGGAAATCCATGTTTTGTAAGTCCACTCAGGATTCGGGATAAAAATGTTCTTGGCCGCATACGTGAACAGGGAAGGATTCAGGACTTCCACAAACACATTGTATTCAGCCTCGAGACATTCAGGCTGGGCAATCAGAATACGCCGAAAGACTGCCTTCTCGTCGACTGACGCCCAGATACCCTGTAGAATATCCACATCCTGGGCAAGTCCAGTCTGATTACGATGGGTAGAAATTAGATTCACTCGCATTATCTCTTAGTGTTTCCGCTGCTTAAATGTTCCTCGTATTTGACGAGGGATACGACGGGCGGTTTTGGCCCGGAGACTCATGATGGTTAAATACTGTGCCCTCGACGGTTTGCCTTTCACACACGGATGAATGACGATAGGACGATCAAAGAACCATTCCGTATTCTGCTCTGTCCATCTCCAGAACTCGGTGTCCGACAGTTCACGGGCCTCGCCGAGCCTATCAATCACTTTATCGGTGAACTCGGTACACTGTTCCCGGGTCTCTCCGAACCCGTAGTCTATATCAAACAATTCCGAACAGTACTGACCGAAAAAAGGTTCGACTTGACGGGTCTGCGGATTCCACACAATCTGTTCACATGGACGAAAGGAGTCCCACGCAGATTCCCATACGAGAAGTCTGCGTTGGTCTTTGGCGTAAATGCGGTCTTGAAACTTTACAAGAAGAAGTCCGCTCATATTACTACGATACAATCTAAAAGAAGGCTTTGAATTCCGCACGCTCCTCAAAAGAAGGCTTTGAACTCGGCACGCTCCTCAAAAGAAGGCTTTGAACTCGGCACCCTTCGTTCCCCGAATATGCGGATTCACTGGGCGGCTGATTTGTTCCGGGTACTCGAGCGTCTGATTCCGAGAATAAATGTACATATTGATGGCTCCCAGAATGTCGTCAACGCAGAAGGCGAGGACACGCTCATTCAGTTCGTCAAGTTCTTTCTTCTCCTGCCCGGGAACGTTCGCAGCATACTGGAGGTAGTAAGAGCGCATAATCGTCTTGAGATCGTCGAGGCGCTGGTTATCAATCGTGTGCTTCTTATCGCTCTTCAGCCATACGCGGTACCGGGTCTCGTCCTGGAGATACTTAATATTGGCCTCGGAGAAGAAGGCCTGGTTGACCGGGGTCGAGGTATGGATACGAATGGTCGCCTGCTGCTGAAAACTTGATCCATACGCCAGTTTAGGATCCTCGTAATGGGTAGAAAAGAGCCGGAACGCCTGGGTAGCCTTTGTCTCTTCGTCTGCGAGATTGGGGACAAGACCGGTATGTTTGGGAGCCCCGGGAATCGCAGAGTCGATATAGTAGCGATTAATGTCGTCGCCCTTGGTCGGATAGAGTTCTCCGTAATTCTGCTGGCTCGCCATACTGACTATTATTACTAGTTCGGGATGATTTTCTTGATATTTGTCGGGTCGGGTTCCATCGTGGTGACTTCCATCACAAACGTCGTTTGGGTGTTCAAATTCATCACGGGGATAGGATAGTTCTGGGAAAATGTACAATTATTCATAAATCCTAATCCAGACTGGGTAACCCCTGAATACTTAACAAACGAAACCTGCGACAGTGTACTGAGAACTTCGCAGATGGTTGCGACCGCGTTCGACAGGCCGGCGTATCCCGATAACAGTTTGGGAACGGCGGTAAACGATGTTCCAATATCGCTGGATGGGAACACAAACGACGGCGTGAAATCGTTTGAGCTAATTCCGGTAACCAAGAAATTGTTGGACATCAAATGAGAAAACCCTGCGAGCGCCTGGGTACACGATGAATCGAATCCTACCTGGGTGAGCATGGGGGAATAGAATTTGAGTTCGTCTCCGACCCGAATATCGGTTTTCAAGAATGCGTTACAGTCTGTGAGACCAGACGAAAGAGTGTTTGGGTTCTGGGTTACAAAAAACTGGATGCTTCCCACCGACACTGGATCGAACTTCATCGCAACCAAACACAGTTTGTCCACCTGGGAAAACGGTATGCCCGCATTGTTGAACAGTTGAATATTCGCATTGGACATTCGTCCAAGCGGAGGGTCGAACGTGTACGATTCATCTCCCAAGGGATAGTAATCTGAGAACTGGGCGGGAAGCGTGTTTCCTGCTTCGTAGATATTGCGAGTATTCTGTGTGAGCACCGAAAAGGAATTCTGAACGATTTGGGATCCCCCGTGGTAGTTCCCTTTAAGGTTCTGAATCGTCATCAACACATAGGGCTGCATATGGAAGGCGTCCGGGTATGTAATCGAATCTGCAAATGTTGTGGGCTTGTACGGCTGCGTTCCTCTCACTGGAAGAATCGCGCGCAACAGCTTGATTTCGGCGACATTAGAGAGCGCAAGTTGGGTGGAAAAAATGTAGTCGTTGACTCCGTACCGCGACTGTTGAATGTCTAGCCCGATCTGCGCACCTGCCGTGAGTGCAGGGTTGTATGTCGGGTAGTAAAAGATCTTTAATCCGGCATCGCCGTAGGGAATAGTATCAGGGTACCGAATCAACTTACCATTGAACGTCACAATTGACCACCCGTAGGTTGGTTTCACCATCCCCTGATCAATGGTGCTGAAATACGAGGGGATGTGATCATTTGAGGTAAACGTAATAGGTATAATATTCGCAACTATCTGTTTGGGCTTTCCCGCCTGAACTTTGAGAGCATTCGAGGGGGTTTGGTAAGCGGCGAGCGGGACGGTAGCATTGTTGAAGTAGTAGGGAACCTGGGGTCCATCGTTCGAGTGAGGAGTTTGCGTTCCGAATGAAAAAACGTTCGAGTAAGCGTCGGGCTGAATCGTCCAGTCCCGCTGAGCAGTGTCGATTACAACCATACGTTTCCGAGTAACCATATCTGGCGGCTGCTGAACCGGAAGAGTCAGAGTATCCTGAGTATCGGGGGCTTCGGTGAGTTCCTGAATTGTCTGCTGAGCACTGCTTAGTGTGGTTGGGGGTACGTAGTTTAGCGGATGAACAATTACGCCGGGCGTCTTCGATGATGCTAAAAAAGTAACCCTAGGATCAAAATCGTATTCGTCGCGGGCTTCTGAGTCTGCGCTTGCGAGAAGAGATCGATAGTTTAAAGTAGCGTCCGCCATTCTTATCTTTTAGACGATGAGATTCTCTAAATCTGCGACCCAGAACTGAGAGGGCGTCGTTCCCTCGATCTCGGCAATGCGCGCACGCAGACGGGCCAGTTCAGCCTCGTGCTTCGCGATGTTCTCCAGCGTCATGCTGCTGATCGGCAGCTTCAGGAGATCGGGAATATCCGTCAACTCATGGACCTCCAAGATCTTCACACACTCGGCGTGCGGCTTCTTGCGGAGATCGATAACATCGTTACACATGAGCGTCAGGAACTTGACGACGCTCGTATGCCACGGCAGCTTCGCACCCAGTTCACGCAGCATAGACTCCTTGCGCGCGCCGTACAGACTCAGTCGAGCATGCGCGTACTCCTCCAGAATCTCGTTCACCGTCGTGTACTTCGTAATGTTTCCTGACGGATTGAAGGCGTGCATGTTTGTGGTCTTGATCTTGCCCGTGAGACCCAGCTTCTTCGCGGCCTCGGCGATGGGCATTTCGTCCTTCAAGACAATCTCGAAGTTCACGTCCATATCGGTGGACGTGTCCGTGTAATCCTTCACGAAGTCCTTCTTCTCGCACAGAGAATCCAGATACTCCTTGAAGTCCGACGTCCAGTACTCGACGGGCAGATCCTGAACCGAGATCGTCTTGGTCTTCGCGTTGTACGAATACTTGCCGTTGACTTCGTACCCGTCCGTGCACGGCATGATCGTGCCCCTGAACCCGCGGTACCACGGAGGCAGATCTACCGTCTTCAGAATGTTCTTGTCCTCGCCCTTCAGCCAGCGAAGCAGTGTGTTCTTGAGGGCCACAGGGTTGTACGACGGAATGAACGTCGAGTACCCCGTACCAATTCCGCGCGCACCGTTCACCAGCAGCATAGGGAGAACGGGCGCATACCATTCTGGCTCCACGGACAGGCCGTCGTCGTCCCGGTACCGGAGACACGGCAGGTCGTCGGCGGGAACCAGATCCTTCATGAACGGTTGAAGGTACGTGAAGATATAACGTGATGCGGCGCTATCCTTGCCGCCCTGCAGCCGCGTCCCGAACTGACCCTTGGGGACCAGCCACGGCAGATTGTTGGAGCCCACGAAATCCTGCGCCATTCCGATGATGGTTTCATTGAGCGACATCTCGCCGTGATGATAGCCCGCGTGTTCTGAGACGTATCCCGCCAACTGCGCGACCTTGACCTTGCTCGTCAGATTACGCTTGAGGCAGCCAAACAGAATCTTGCGCTGCGACGTCTTGAGACCATCCATCATGCTCGGGATGGACCGCTCCAGATTGTAGTGGCTGAAATGGATGAGATCGCGGTTCACGAACTCCGCATACGCCAGCGTCTTGTCCGCGCGCGGGATCACGATATCCTGCGGACGGTGCCCCTGTAGCCAGACCTTGCGGTCGTCTGCCCGCGCCTTGTTGAACGCCAGATCAATCGCCGCCGAATCTGCGTCCTGCGTGTAGCGGAACTGTGTGATGTTCATCTCCTTGAAATACTCCTGCGCCTCCTCGCGCGTCGAGGTACCCAAACCCTTGTAATACTGGACCGCCCAGCCGCGAGAGGAGCCGCCAGAAGAGGTGGGCGACGTCTTCCACTGATCGTAGTCATACTGCGTGTAGAAGATCCGCGACTCCTTACCCTTCGTCGCCTTCACGATGGGCGTGGCCATGTAAGTCAGGAAACCGGGAATCTTGAACAGTTCAGTCCACAGCTCGTGGAACAGATTGATCAGGAGACCGCGGATGTGTGATCCGTCGTAATCCTGGTCCGTCATGATGAGGATGCGGCCGTACCGCAGGCTCCCCAGATTCTCGTAGGTCTTGCCCGACTCCAGCCCCACAATCTTCTTCAGTTCGGCGATCTCCTTCGCCAACTCAATCTTGGACCCCGACGTGTCCTTCACGTTCATGATTTTGCCCCGCAGAGGGAACACTCCGAAAGTTTGGCGTTGAGCCTTTGTAAGGCCGCTGAGAGCCATCGCTTTGGCTGAGTCGCCCTCAGTGAGGATGAGAGTGCATTCAGCTGAGCGGGCGGTTCCTGCGTGAGCGGCGTCGTCGAGCTTCGGGATACCGTATATCTTAGAACTCTTCCGTCCATCGCTCTTCTTATTCTCCTTCTCATCCTTTTCCTTTTGCGCCACCACCAGCTTGTCCACCAGTTCCAGCTTGGACCGCAGCTTCTTGAAGAAGTCCTCGGACAACTTACACGTCGAGCCGAACGCCGTACTCTTCGTGGTCAGCGCCTCCTTCGTCTGTGACGAGAACGCAGGATTCTCTACTGCTGCACATACCCATACCGCCAGATTCTCCTTCACCAACGAAGGCTTGACTTTCAGCTTCTTCTTCGTCTCCAAGAACTCCACGATATTGTTCACCACCTGGTTGACTACGTAGTCTACGTGCGTTCCGCCCTTGGACGTCCAGATACCGTTCACGAACGAGACTTGCAGGAATCCGTCCGACGGCGTATCGGCCACCACCACATTCCACCGATCGCTCACGTGCGCCACCACGGGTGTGCTCACGAACTCGCCAGCGTACGCCGACAGATCGCGGCACTTGATCAGCGTCTTCTCCTCTCCGTGCTTCCAGTGCACCTTGGTATCCTTGCCGACCGTCATCGCCAGATCGCTCGCCCGCCGACGGAACACGCCCACCAGATCCTCATTGATCTCCGTCATTCCAAACCGTCCAAAGTCGGGCGTCCATGCGACGCTGACGTAAGACTTGCCCTTGCATGCCGAGATCTTCGGCTTGTTCACCACCGTCATGTTGTCCTCCCATACCTGCGTATACTTCTTGCCGCGGACCGAGTCTACGGTCTCCACGACCATCTTCTTCGCAAAGATATTGGCCAACTTCACGCCGTAGCCGTTCTTGCCCCCCACCAGTTTCTTCTCTTCCTTGTCGTAGTTCGTGGACGTCAGCAACTCGCCAAAGATCAGTTGCGGAACCCATACGCCGTACTCGGGATGCTCCAGAACATCAATGCCCTCGCCATCGTTCTCCACTGTGATCGTCTTGTTGTCTTCTGAAATTTCAATCGTAATGTTCTTGACGGGATTCGCCGATGCCCGCTGGCGCATGCGGACCACCTGGTCGTGGGCGTTCACCACAATCTCGTCAAACAGCTTGTAGAATCCGGGATTGAACCCTACCAGCATCTTCTCCTTGAACGACTCCCCTTCGACTACATACATGATTTCCGATGTGGTCTCGATAGACCCGACGTAGGTGTCGGGCAGCGAAAGGATATGCTCGCGGTGCGTGTGCTTCTTGTATGCTTCGGCCATTCTTGGTTCTGGGTGTACCCTCCCCCAGCCAGACAAAACGGCCGTCCGTTTTACACAGAAAAGACGTATCCATTCAAATGCCTCCAGCCAAGGGAAAGAAGTCGGCGAAGAAAGTTGTGGAAGATACGCAGAAGGTTGAACTTCCGCCCGTGATCTTTTTCCTGCGAATAGGGAAGGAGTTTGATTTTGATGAGGAGCGTGTTGATGTTCCTGCTCCGTCCGGAAGCGGACCGACGCGGTATTCGGATATTCTGATTACCACGGAGACACAGGAACGCCGATTCGACGAGACGGTGATTCATGATCTGATGTCGAAACTCTCAGTGGCGACGTCGTACCCGAAAGGAGCGGCGTGTTTGTGGTGCTGCTACTCGGTTCCAGGCGATTCATTCGTGATTCCTACCCACTACGACGCATACACAAACTTTTACGCTGCCGAAGGGAATTATTGTAGTCCAGAGTGTGCTTTGGCGGCCATTTACAAGGAGCCGCACAGTACCGAGTCTGAACGATGGCTACGTCATTCTCTCCTCCGCACATTCTATCGACAGTTGTACGGGGACAAAGATATTCAACCTGCTCCCGACAAGAGAGTGCTACGCATCTTCGGTGGAAACCTGGATATCCAGCAGTATCGTGAGTTTTTCAGTCACTGTTCAAAGCCTCTTCAACTTGCTATGCCGCCGGTCAGGCTGTACATGCCGTCAGTGAACACTCAGGCATCGGTCCGCGATGTGAAGTCCTATGTCTCGCTGTCCAACGAGACGGTGAACAAGGCGTCTCAACAGCTTCGTCTCAAGCGATCGAAGCCGGTCCACGAAGGCATTCCTACCCTTGATAAGTGCCTACAGCGATAAGCAAGTTAAATTTTCGAACCCAAAATATCCCGTTCAAGCAATGGCATCTTTACAAGACCTTTTGAAGATGTCTATGCTCTACCAGGTGATGACGACGAGCGGAAACAGTTTCCGTCCTCTTCTGGCTTGGCTAGGTCTGTCCCTCTACGAACGTATTCCTCCGTGGGTATGGACTTACCGTGGACCGTCAAAGACTGCTTATGCTGGCCGTGAACCGTCGGCTGTGATTGAATGCGAGCGTGGTCCGCCGCCCCAGAACAATAAGGGCGCAACTCCTGCTTTTCTAACTCGTATGGATGCTGTGATCCACTACGTCTCCTGTTCTCCCAATACCAAACGTCTCCTATCTATCGCCAACCACGATTACCTACCCTACGAGTTCGAGGAGGTACGGCTTGACGAGGATATCTATTTCCGCCTGACGCACGTAGATGTCGACGACGGAAATATTAAGAATATTAAGTTCCAGTTGATTTCGTATGACCATCCGATCCAGTCCCTCCAGAAATTCGTGGATTCGTGTAACCAGGATTACGAGCGCCGCATGCTCAATAAACTCGGGAACGATCTCTACTTCTTTGACCAGATCGTGGAAGGCAAGAAGAAGCGCTCAAACCAGAACCCGCTTCCCCAGAATTTCCTCGTGTACACCAAGCACAAGTTTTCTACGACACGCACGTTTGAGAACGTGTATTTCGAGGAGCAGCCCATCGTCAAGAAGCGCGTGAACTTCTTTCTGGAAAAGCGGTCGTGGTACGAGAAGAAGGGGATTCCGTATACGCTGGGCTTTTTGTTTCACGGAGATCCTGGAACGGGTAAGACGTCAGAAATCAAGGCTATTGCGAATGTCGCCCGTCGTCACCCCATCAATATCCAACTCTCGGAAATCAAGACCAAGACTCAACTTCGTCATCTCTTTTTCAGCGACGATATTCACGTGTTTAACGGAACAGTGCTGGAGAAGTATACTATCCCTATTTCCGAGCGTCTCTACATCATTGAGGACGCAGACGCGATGGGCGATGTTCTGCTGAAACGCGAGTGGAAACGCCCCGAACCTGCGGCCTCGGCTGCGCCCAAAGATCCGTTTATGGCCGAACTGGACGATGATATTCTCAAGGATCCTATTGATCTCTCTTTTCTCCTGAACCTCCTAGATGGAACCCTGGAGTCCAGTGGTCGCATCTTGGTGTTTACCTCAAATTTTCCTGAGCGGTTTGATCGTGCCCTGATTCGCCCTGGACGTATTGATATGATCATTCATTTCAAGAAATGTTCTCGTACGGTTCTCCGTGAGATGGTGGAGGGATTCTACGACATTACCGATGTTGACCATGATCTGTGGTCGCATCCCGAACTGGACGAGAAGTGGAGCCCTGCCGAAGTCAACCAGATCCTGTTCCGCAATTTCGAGAATCCTAAGCAGGCTATGGATGAACTCCTGACGCTCGACGCCGCCAATCCCCTTCTCAAGAAGGAGGAGACGGTAGAGCAGGATTCTACACCGTTACCCCTGTCTTTGTCGTGAACAGTCCCGCTACGTATTCATACGTCTCGGGCGGAAGACCGAAGAGAACAATATAAATAAATGCTCCAACCATCGGAATGCCGGCGATGACCGCGGTGGCGATTGCCCATGCGAACATTCCGCCCACCGACGGAACTACGAGCGATGCGAGTAGACCAAGGATAGGGATAAACCAGACAACTAGAAAGAGGTGGGCATACGGTTTCATGATCGGGAATTTTCCGAACACGATAGTTTCTACCGCGTACCATCCTGCGCGCGAGTACACGAGAAGCAGAATGAGAAGGAGAGTGTATCCAAGATACCCACTTGCCGATGAAACGGTCGGTTTCTGCGAGGTATCTGCTGTCTGTTCAGGGGGGACGTCGGCTACGGGGTCGTCGGTGTTCATTATGTAGAGAACACGAGATTACCCTGTCCGTTTGTAACTTTCAGGAAGTTGTAAGATTCAATGTAAATCATCGACGAATACGCCCCGTACTGAAGATTGAACTGCGAACTGGGTGGAATAATCGTGAGCGTCTGGCCTGCCTGGAGTAGAGGGGGTCCAGTCGCTTGTCCGGCCGCATTGACCGGAACCGACGTAGCACCTGCAGGAACCAGCGTAGGAACTGAATTGAACTCTGTACCTTTGATGATACAAACCGGTGCCGGGCTTGAAATGGGAACTATATTTCCCGAGGCATCGATCGTACTCGTGACCGTCGGCGGAACCAGAAGCGTGTACTGGACGTTTGTGCGGTTGAACATTGACCCATTCATCGTTCCCGATGGTTGGGTGATTGTGTTGGGATCTAGAGCAAAGGAATAAAGATTGATTCCTGGAAGCATGGTGGTATCTCCCTTGGAAAACTTGTAGTTCTGAATGAGGCGGAAGAAATTGACGTTCTTGGTGTTCAGGCGCTCGGCTCCGTCCAGAACAACCGTTCCTTCCTGAAGAATATCCTGGGCGATCATATTGTTCGACAACTGAATTCCCGACGAATAAAATTGTACCGGAGGGAGGGGGGAAAACACGTTGGAGGGAAGCGTGGATGGGTTGACTGGGGGACAGTAGATAGTATCCCAGTTCGTGTAATTGTCCCAATCGTTCAGAAGAATACGATCTTCGCGCTGGAAGAGGGAGACGATGCGGGTACACAGATTGTACATTGGGATCGGGACGTCGTTGTATCCGTAATGCTTATCGTGGCGGACATATCGAACCTGAGTAATCAGGAACGATTTCTCGTAGGCTGCGACGTGCGCGCGCTCAGTGTCCGTCAGGAAAATGTAGTTCGCTTCGATGTACGGATTAAAATTCCAGTTCTGGAGAGATTGGTTTGTTGGGTTTCCCTGAGTGTCGGGATACGAGAGAAAGTTCTGAAGTCCGCGGAAAGGATCGGAGGGGTTTCCGACGATTCGTGTAAGATACGACGGATCCTGGGGCTGGTTATAATTGAGGTTCATGATCGTGAATAAACTGTAGATATTGTTGAAGGTGATCTGAATCTCTACTTCGGACTGAACGAGCGAGACGAGAGGGAGGGACTGGCCGATTTCTTCACAGAACCAGAAAGGGAGGGGGATATTCAGTTGACGGCCGGCAATTGAGGGCGCGGGGGCATTGACGCCATCGACATTGATGGCGTTGGGGTACTGATTAAAGAGTCCAGACTTGTTCCCCGGATCGTACATATCGGGTGTGTTTCCCACCATCTTATCAAGAATCGCCCGTTTGGTAGCATCGTGTTTGAGATAACTCGCAATCTTCATCCATTCGCCCGTCATGGTCGCGATCGGTGTTCCGTTCAGGGTGACTGAGGCCTGCTGGATCATGTTGTACCCAAGATTACGAATCCACTGGTACTGAAACTCTTTGGCGATATTGTTTGTTGGGTCGATGACGGCGAGAGGCGACCAGATGTCGGGAATATCGACACAGAGGTAGCAGTCGTGGAGAAGATCGGCATAGCGAGGAACCTTGAACCGGAAGGTTTTGGTTCCGGTGATGGGCAGGTTTGTGTCGGTGACGTTGGTCGGCGGGAGATGGAAATGCTCCATAGCAAAGTTCGTGTGGCGCTTATACATCTTCGTAAAATAGGTCATGGACGGGTTTCCGTTCAAAAAAACGTTCTGGGCGCCGAAGCCAGTCAGTTGGATAAGACCACCTGGCATTCTGTGCTATATTATGTTATACGGTATGAATAATGTATAAGAACCTTCCGTATATCCTTATTGGAGTTCTAGTCATCGCGGTTCTAATTCACTCGTACATGAGCGTTCGCTTCGGGTACGACTGGATAGGGGCGCAGACACGTAAGGTGATTGCGCGGGCGATGACGAAGAGCAATTCGATTACCGAACTGTACCCGATTCCAGCGGTGCCGTTCATGGACCGGTTCTCGGAGTTCACCAAGATCCCGAAAATGAAGGAGAATGCGCAGGCACCGGGCATGGCGTTTTATTGATTACTGAGGATTGTTCATATCAGCCCTTGACTTCACTAACATATTGGGCGTCTGCTTCTCACCGCCAGGGGATAGGATAGAGTTGTTGGCGAGGACAAAGGTGCTGTTATTGGTGATACATGTGGGCGTCCACGACCCAGCAGCGACTCCCTTGCGGTATTTATAGACCGCTCCCGCTTTGAACGTCGTATACGTGCTCGCATACGCCGCCTTCTGCGACTGGGGATAGTTTGTGTAATAATTGTTCACGACTGTGCGCTTCCTCATCTCCGTGACTTCGGACGCACTCTTGAATCGAGTCTGCTGGCTCAGGAATTTAGGTGTCCCGTCAAGCGATACAAATGAGTAGTATTCGGCCATGTCTATTATATTTACAGGTTAGAAAATGATACATACAAATGGCTCCTATCCGCTTCCTCCTGGTTTCCACGCACACCGAGCAGGTGACGGGCTACTCGAAGGTGTCGTACAACCTTCTCAAGCAGCTGGGTACGCTCCAGCCGCTGATCAAGATCTTCCATTTCGGGTTCCAGCGCACGCCTGCCCGTCTTGCTACTCCTGCTCGTCCGCTCACGGGCATTATCCAGTACGATGCGGCCGCCAACGAGGACCCGAAGGAGCAGGGGTTCGGCTTCAATAAGTTCAAGGAGTATGTCGACACGGTGAACCCCGACATCATCATGATCTACAACGACCCCATTGTGATCAACCAGTTCATCCAGCAGCTGAAGGATGTCCCGAAGTCGTGGAAGCTGTGGGTCTACCTTGATCAGGTGTACAAGGGCGCGGACATGGGCCTGCTCCGCAACATCGAGAACGCCTCTGACCGTATCATCTGCTTCACGGAGGAGTGGAAGAAGTACCTCATGACCCGCCTGACGACGCCCAACATCAAGATCGATGTTCTGGAGCACGGCATTGATTCGCTCGTGTTCAAGCCGCTGTCGGACGGTGAGCGCGCGGGCATTCGCAAGAACCTCAACCTCAAGTCGGGCGACAAGGTGTTCCTGAACATGAACCGCAATTCCCAGCGCAAGCGTCTCGATCTCACGATCATGGCGTTCGCGCGTCTGCTGCAGAAGTTCCCCGATGCTCCTTACCATCTCCTGCTGGTGACGGGAGTCAAGCCTGAGGGCGGGGCGTTCTACCAGCCTCTCCAGATCTACCTCAACGAGCTGGAGCTGCTGGGCCTCGACAACCTGAAGTACGGTACGCGCGTGACGATCGTGGACACGACGGCGCCGCAGGCGTACTTCAACGACGACGCCATCAACCAGCTCTACAATGTGGCGGACGTGGGTATTAACACGTCGGCCGGCGAGGGCTTCGGTCTGTGCCAGTTGGAGCACATGGCGACGGGCGCCCCGCAGGTGGTTCTAGCGCTAGACTGTTACCGCGCATTCATGGACGACAAGACGAGCGTACAACTCCCTACGACGTCGTACTCGTATCTCCAGATGACGGCGGGTGTCGGTCTGACGGAGTACACTGCGACAGCGGAGTCCGTGGCGGAGGGAATGGAGAAGGCGCTGGAGATGTGCGGGAAGGAGACCTCGGCGGCGTGTGTGGCCCTTGCCCGTACTCGCCCGTGGTCCAAGATCTGCGACGATTTCCTGGAGTCGGTCATCGCCAAGTAAAAAACTAAAAACTACCCGAGAAGTGATCACACGAAATCAGGGTTCCAGCGACGCATCTTCTTCTCCAGCATATCTTTGAGAAACCAATTGCGGGTAGTTCCGCGGAACGGCGTGGCGTGGCCGTAATCAATGCACCATACAACTCCATCCTTCTCGATGAAGTTGTACGGCGTAATATCAATGTATTCCATCCCCCCTTCCTTCAGAAGTCTGTTCAGGATATAGTGAATCTGTTTCCAGATCCAGGTGGGAATATTGCTGGCGCTGGACCCGTACTTGTCGGCCAGAGACATTTCGTTCAGATCCAGCATGACCATATAGGTCGTGTTATTCGTATCAAAGATCGGGGGAGCAATGTTGAGATCGGCGGCTTTCTTCTGGAAATGAATCTCCAACGGATCCGTGACGGTTTTCATGAACGTGGTGGTTGTAGGCGGCATTTGATGCTGTCTTCCAACTGCGCTCAAACCTGATCCGTTTTTGTCCACCATGCGCGAATACGCGACGCAAACAGAAAACTCTCGTGGTAATGCTGGTTGATATCCTCCAGCGTCTCGCACATCATCAGGAGGTGGATGAGGACAGGGTTGAGACCAGACATGTAAATGGGCTTCTTGGTATCTATCTTGATCTTGCGCTGATACGGCGAGAGATGCTGGTCCCCGATATTCTCGGCAACGAGGTCGTAGGTCGCAGAGTAGTTACCTTTGAAATCGCCAATCAGAACATCATTGCCGTTCTTGAAACATGCTATGATCATGGGAACCGTGGTATCCTGCGGCAGTTTCGCCAGCATTTCGATTGGCGGGAGAGTCTTTACATCAATCATATTGGACTGCTCCATATTTTTGTACGCCACCTTGTTGTACCGCCCATAATGCTCGTCAAAGTCCACGATCTTGAAGAACGGTTCTCCCTTATTGTTCTTGGCCCGACGGAGATACTTCAAGTACGGCTCAAACGACTCGACGAACCGACGCTCGGTGAAGAAGACGTACTCGTAAAATACTCCACCAGGCTGGGCACAATCGATCATATCCGTCACGATTTCTTCGTACTTCGGAGGCTCGCGAGACGCCGATGCTCCCTGATCGCGCGCCGTTTCCTCGGCCGTTAAACAGGCAGGGTGTTCAATGTAGATACGGTCCTGATCGATATCCTCCTTATTCTGGAAATCGTAGGCGTCGTTGAGCCACAGGTACTCGAGGGGTAACTGGATCGACGAGATCGCCTCGTTCTGTCGTCCCGTCGTGAACACCATGGAGAGAATACGGTCGTCGGCTTTGCCCTGCATATCAGGCTGGGCGGATACCTTCGCCCACTGTTTCAAGAGCAGAACCGCCTGACGAGTAGGAGCAAAGAACATCGTGCCTCCTGATGTCTCGAAAATATAGGGGTCGAAGCAGACATCGTTGCGTACATAGTTAATGTTTCCGCGGGGATCAATGTTCCAGCCGCGGGCCATGAAATCAATTGACGGCATATCAAAAATGTCGGGGTACCGTTTAATCGTCATGTCGCCGTCGATGTAGAGAACTCCGCGCCCCTGTTTTCCCGCCGTCAGGAGGGCTTCCTTGATGAAAAGCGGTTTGAGGTTAATGGCTAACTGATACTTTCCAGGGAAAGCGAATTCGGGGTACTCTTCTACAATATAGTTACATCCCACGGATTCACACATCTTTGTCCACGTATCAATCATATCCTCAAACTTGGTGGCTTCATGCTTCACTTTCCCTTCGGCCGTCATTTGGGCTTCATTCTGTTTCATCGCATCCGAGATCTTCTTGTGAATATCGGGGCGAGCCAGAATCGAATCGATCTTTTTCTTATCGTATTTCAGATTGATCTTTTTGAGGAGGGCAATTCGCTTCTCTTTCGGCAGGGCATAGTATTCGGTCTCATCGCCTACCTCTTCAATCGCCATTTCTTCCTCTTCGGCCTCACGCATTTCCTCCAAGAGGTTATCGCGAATCTGTTCAATGAACTCGCCAGCGCACGCATAATTCACACGCTTTCCGTCTTTGATAGCCTGATCGGTCGTCTCGTCGCCGAAGCGCAGATAGTTCTTGTTAGCGTTTCCGCGTCCCCACCAGTACGTGCACACCACAAACTTGCTCTTGGGGTTCACAATCACCTGTTTGAGCGTGTGCGACTTAATGATGGCCTGGTAATCCATCGCAGGCGCAGCGGCACCCGCATCCTGAACCTGTTCCGGTACCGGTTCCGGTTCCGGTTCCCTGTGGAATTTACGAGGTGTTCGAGGTTTCTTTCTTCCCCTCGTATGCGCCATTATTCATAAGTAAAGAATTCTATCTTGTTAGTTTTCATCATGCCGAGTTTCAGGAGACGCTCATTGTCTCCGAATGCCGAATTATCAAACACTTCATGGGTTTCAGGGTCGTAGAGGAACACAAACTCCTTGACCTTGATACGCTGAAGTCGGCGCGACCGTTTTATGATGTTCCGGAGATAAGAGGCATCGCGTTCATCCTTCTTGATGTCGGGATTCGAGGCCAGATCTTCGGCTTTCACTGAACTGTCGAAACGAAGACATTGGAGCAGGGGCTTCTCGCGACCGTGAAGTTTGCGATGAATCTCACAGTCTACGGCGGCCTGTTTAATAAGTCTGGTGATTCCGCCCGTAATCCGCTCCTTTTCGTACGAGATCTCATACAGGAACTCGTCAGAGGTCATGAAGGCTTCAGGGGCACGCCCAGCCTCTTTCATATCGTATTTCTTGGGAGCGGTATCAGCGCGGCGAGTAGATACAATATTGAACCCCGACGACGATTTGGCCTGAGCGTCGGTGAAGACAGATATGTAGTAAGAAATGCGGATGGTACGATCTTCGACGGGGACAACTTCCACATTCACAGCTCCACCTGCACCCAGCGTCTGGCGAGTAGCGTGGGAACACAGGCGAATACCGCGACCCATCACCTGATCTGTGCGCGCAGGATTCCAGTGTGGCTCGGAAATGTGGATACGCCGAACATTCTTCAAGTTAATACCCTCGGCACCCGAAGCGGTAATCATGAGAACGCATAAGAGTTTCTCGCCGCCGCGTTTGAGAATACTCTCTTTCATGGACTGGACGTGTTCAGGATAAACAGACTGGAGGGTCCGATAGTCCTCGTTGAAGATATGGAGCATGATCTCCTTGACCTCCTTCTTCTCTTCGCCTGTATAGAACGCGTATGCAGGCTTCTTGGGATCTAGAGTGGGATCTTCCACGTACTTTCCGTCGACTTTCACGATACGGTAAGGCTGGTATTCGTTCGCATCCAAGATGGCGCCAATAATACCGAGACCTTCCAATTTGCGGTAGTTGGAGTAAATGAGTTGGTTCACGGTTCCTGTTTCCTTGATATTCGCTAACATCTTCAGCATTTTCGGGGAATACGATTTAAGACCTTCAGAGCGGAGATACTTGTCGGGGTCTAAGCGCAACTTCTCAAGAACGGCAGCCTTGTCGTCATCGGCCGTATCTTCATTGGTTTCCTCGGTCGATCCACGGAGATCGGAGGGGACGGCGTAGTTACAGACGAGACGGGACATCACGCGGTAGGTAGAAAAATCCTGGTTGAGCGCGCTGGGTCCTTTGGCGGCTTTACGAGAATCCATCTGGATCTCCTTGTGGCGCATTTCAAGGTACCGATTGAACTGTTCATCCGACATCTCAATTTTCTCAATCATTTTATCGTCGTCTGTCCGTTTGGGAAGCATGCGTTCATCGCTGCCTTTGTAGTAGGACACGAGGCCCTGGATACGTTTCTGGAACAGCATGGCGTTCTTGACGTCCAAGCCGTCGATAAAGGTGTTCACGAATTCAGAGAAGTCGGTAGGTAAGCATTCCAGGGCTTCTTTCTCAATATATTCACGAGCGGCCAGAACTCCGCCAGGGAACTTATCAGCGAACGATTTGCGGAGAGAATCCACCCAATCACCTGCAGTCTTGGATGTTATAGTTTCATCATACTTGACGGCAATACGGTCACCTGCCTCGTTATAAATAGATTTGAAATGGGTAGGATTGCGAGTGACCATAATGAGTCGCTTCACGCTGTTGAATTCGATGGTATCCACTTCAGGAATGGCCTTGAAATATTTCTTCATACCTGCCTCGTCCCACGTGGGTAGTTCTTTGACGGGAATCATGAGGCGCTCGATGGGTCCACGCAGCAGGTTGAGCAGAAACGCAATTTCGTTGGGTCGGTTAATGAGCGGGGTTCCCGATAAAGCCACAACTTTACAGTCTTTCGCATAATAGATCGCATCGTAGATCCGTCGACCGATATCTGACTTATTGATGGCGCGGGAAATCAGGTTATGAGCCTCATCGATAATCACGACACTGTTATCGAATGTCTTGGACTCTTTCGGATCGTCTTCAGGAATCAGGACTTTGACGCTGGTACTGTTCAAACCGTTATAATTAATAAAATTGTAGCGAGAATCAATCAGGTCTTCAATTTGGGCATCAATGCCCTTGCGGGTATCGAGAGGAAGCGTATTGTAATTGGAGGCTTGGTTGGGAACGGTGACGAAATACCGTCCCTGAGATTTGAGGAACTCGTCGGAGATTCCCATAGCGAGCGCAGGCTGTTTATCGGCTTCTGACCGCAGAGTCCTTATTTCCCAGAAATTGTTCTGGGTATAAATAGGATCTCCGCATTTCCTGATTTCTTGGCGAAAGTTGCTCTGAAGAGACGCGGGGAGGAGAACAAACACTTTCTTGGTGGACAGCAGGGATTCGGCAACTCCGATGGCCGAACAGGTCTTTCCTGAACCGAGACCGTGGTAGACGAGCAGGCCGCGGTAGGGGCTTTCTAGAAGAAGGTAGTCGCGCACAAGTTTCTGGTAAGGCAAGAGTTCCCGAGTTGTTTTGGAGGATGTTTGTTGGAGACACAGATCGACTCCTTCATCGTCGGCCGACGGGTCATTACGGTATTTCAAGTAAATTCGTGCTATGTAGTCCGCAAATGCCTTGCGGGTAGGCAGAACGAACGCCATTGTATGGAGAACGTAAATAAAATACGATCTTCATACAATGAATTTGGACAGTGATCCTCGAGTCTGGATGATTACGATCTACCTCTTCCTCGTCTCCGCGCTCCTCTACTTCCGCCCTGCCTTGGTGTTTGACGGGGGAAAAGTGCGGGAGTTTGGAACGGGACGGCGCGGGGCTACCGTCTTCCCGCTATGGTGGTGGATTATTTCGCTGGCGATTGCTTCTTATCTGATCGTTCACTTTTGGATACTACCGTAACGGCAGGAGTTGATTCTTGTGCGGCTTTAATTGTTTTTTCATGTTCGACTTGGCGATCCAACATATGCTTCTTAAATTCCGCAACTTCATCAATGCTGGCTATACAGACAGCCTTGTGAGAGTTATACGAAAGTCCGTAAATTCCCACAATACACGCTAGCGTCATGACGTAGCCCACCGACACCCATCCGGCATTCGCTGGAGTGGGGTCAAACATCAGGTAAAAACGGTCGAAGTACTGTCGGACCACTTCAAACGTGCGAATCACGAACCATGCGACGGTGGGGTAGATTGCCCAGATCGCTCCCTGAACCGCATTGGCTGACGGGTCGACCTTCTCGCAGTCGTAAAAGGTAACGGCCGATGAAAACCCGAACCCGAGTAAAAAGAAAAATGCGTAGATAGCACATCCAAGACCAAACACAAACAATCCTTCACGCGGTGTCTCAATTGCGAAGATAGCCATGGCGTGTTGTCTTCTTATTAATCTTTGGGAAGACGAACTTCAATCGTTTCCGCAAGCATGGACAGATCGTTCAGAAGTTTCCGTCGTTGAATGTAGTGGGGACGACTCAGACCAGCGCAATCGGCGAGCGTTTTCCATCCAATGGCCGAAATTTCTCGTTTTTGCATGGTGGTGAATCGTTGGTGAATATCAATGTTATCTGGATCAGTCAGGACGGCGAGGAAATACTTGTGGCGGTACAGGACTTTATTGGTTCCGTAGAAGGTCTCTTCCAATTGAATTCCGGAGACGACAGTATACGTTGACCGAAGAATATTCGTCTCTTCAAAGAACTCGCGCTCGGCACACCCCTGATCGCTCTCGCATTTCAGCCGACGGCCTTTCGGGAATCCCCATTCGGGTTCCACATACAACGGAACGACCGAGTCAATATCTGCCTTTACCGCATCGAAACGATCTTTCGCCACCTTCATTTCATGGTCGTGGCGATCCGAGTTGTTCCAGAGGCGCATCCACAGGGTTTCGAACGAGTCGGATCTGAGCCGGCCGATTTCTGACTGGGTCATATGTTCTAGCAGGGTGCGGACATACGTGGTATCCGTCGGATCAAACTTTCCTCGAATGAAGTCGGTGTACGACATACTGTCTTTGCGCCGGACCATCAAGATTTCAAGGTTTTTCGAGGGAATGGGTAAACACGACGTCTTTGTCGGACACGTTAAATTTCGGAGTAACAGGATCCCGCACGACAGAATTGGATCGCGACATTCTCGGAAGGTATGGCCACGTAGTCCGCAGTTATTGCAGAAGATTGTAGGAGTGGTCATTTCAGTTGCTCTACTTTCGGACTAGAGTATTCCTCTTCCGTTTTTACCTCTTCTAACAATAATAAGAATGAGTACTCCTCCTCCTCCAGTTGTTGTAGCCCCGCCAACCGGGCCCACTGGCGGGTTTTCGGTCACGGTGATGGACAACGGCTTCGTCATTGCGTCCGTCGTTGTGGGCGCGGCGGCTCTGGGTCTGGGATACTACTACTTTTTTCGATCGCAGGACCCTTTCACAACGCGTCTTACATGGTTTGCGATCACGGTTGCGGTTGTTGCGCTTCTCGCATACGGGATTTATTTCATTTACTCGGGGGTTACTGGTGGATCCTCCACCGGAAATCTTGCCCCTTCTGTGGGCGTGAACCCGACGACCGCGAACTCCGGCAACGGTCTCGTTGTTCCCGGCTCCTCACTCCCGGTTGCGGCAGGAACCAGCGGCGCGAATTACGGTATGCAGTGGTGGATGTACGTCCAGGACTGGAACTACAAGTTCGGCCAGGCGAAGGATGTCCTGATTCTCGGATCCCCGGGCGCCGCGAATCCTCACGTCTACCTTGATTCCGTGGAGAACACGCTGTGTGTCCAGGTCAACGTCATGTCGACGGCGGCGGGGGCAGCCCCGGCACCGGTTGGATCGGATGGAAGCGCGGTAGACGATAAGTTCACCTGTAAGGTCAAGAACGTCCCGCTCCAGACATGGTTCTCGGTCAGCGTCTCGGTGAACGGCCGCAATGTGGACATTTACCAGGACGGTCTGCTGGTCCGGTCGTGCCTGCTTCCCGGCGTACCGCAGACGGCGTCGGGCGATCTAGTCCTCATGGGCAACGGCGGCTACTCTGGAAACCTGGCCGGGCTGTACGCGTACGGTCGCGCCCTGACTCCTTCGGACGCGATGGCGTTTTACAGTGCGGGACCTCCGTCAGCGGCCCTGTCTGCGACGGCGGCGTCCGTGGCGAAAACCCCGAGCGGAGGATACAACGTAAAGTTGTCGTTGGTCGACACTTCGGGGCAGGAGATAAACAAATACACGTGGTAAGATAATAATGGAGATTCGGACAATCTTAGTGTCCTTAATGACGCTCATTCTTCTCGGAATTGTCGTTCTCGTGCTTTATGAGTATTTCTACGGAAGCGGGGTACCTGTCGGTGCTAGCGGCCTGACTCCGTCGAAGACCGAGATTCTTATCGTAGGACCTCTTCAGAATGGTCAGAATTACACGGAGGTGGATGCGGCCATCCCTCTATCCCTGAACGAGACGGAGGGAATGGAGTTCTCGTATGCCGGATGGATCCAGGTCAATGATTACGCGCCTCCTTCCCAGCACCCGATCATTTTCACCAAGGGCGATGTAGCAGGAACCCAGAAGGCTCCGGCGGTCTCCTTGAACAGCGGGCGCAACGAACTGGTGATTGAGCAGGATACGTACGATAAAGGCCGGCCCGCGCGCGTCGTGATCACAAACATGCCGGCGAACAAACTGATTCACCTAGCGATCTGTGTGAATCAGAAATCATTTGATGTGTATGTGAACGGCCTGCTGTACTCCCACACCTCTCTCCACGCCCTGCCCAAACAGAACTCCCAGCCCGTCTTCATTGCCGGAAATGGTGGGTGGAACGGACAGATCGGAAGCCTGTCCTACTACAATTACGAACTGCCGTCTGATCAGGTTCGCAGCCTGGCCAACACTGCCCCGATCCAGAGCCCGACCTCGCTTCCTTACTACCCGAACTTCCTGAGTTCAGGATGGTGGGTCTCGAATCACCAGGGTTAAGATTTAGCCACCATTTGAATCTGTCCGACGCCGGTGTTCGCATTGTCCTGGGCATCGTTCGCCCGATGTTCTAGATTCGTTATGCGCTGATTGATGCCGGATAACTGGAGCGCACACATATCTATCCCGCCTCCAAACCCAAACCGCTCGCGCTGTTGATTGGTATACACCGCCAACACGACGATCGCAAGACCGATAAACAGTACGGGGAGATACTTACCGGCTTTCATTATTACGAGTCATCAGGAATATCTGGGTACGTTTGTTCGAGTTTCCCGATGCGGTTCGAGATGCTCTGTACATACCCATCATGTCCCATTGTCTTGGTTCCCTCCTTCACCTGTTTCATACTGGCGTCGGCGGAAAGAGGAGGAGTCCTGCGGGTTTTCATGCCTTCGCGGTCATTCGACGAAGGAAGCATCATTAAAAGGACCCCCGAGATGACTATGAAGAGAATGACTAAATAGAGGGTGGATGTCTTCACGACCGCCATCTTTATTCTTACGAATCAATAAAGATGTCGTCATGTTCTATAGCCTACGGTACGGGAAAAGACACAAGTGCGACCTTTGTTGAACAACTTCGCAATTCGTCGGATGTAACCGCCATGCTCAAACGCCGAGGGATTAAGCGGACGTACCAGGTCGAGTCTGCGTCGCTCGGAAAGAACCTTGTCCCGATTGGCGGGATCCCGCAGAGTGATTTACTGGCGCTGGGACATACTGTGATGGCGGTAGGCCCGGCGAAGGCTATTACGTCCGGAGCCGGATATATGCTTCCCTGCTCGCCATGCGGATCCACGAATACTCCGCCGTTCAGCACTCTCATGGCTTCTCTCAGCCTCATTCGGTACTAAGACTGTCGGAGACAAGTTGAGGTGCTACAAAGGATGCTTTCATGGTTTTCTTGAGGGATTCACGGACACGTGCCTTCTGCGTCCGATTTAAACTACCGGGTTTGTAGGTGAAAAATAGTTTCATAAACTCGTCGGATTTCTTTGGGTACTTTTCACGAAGTTCTCCCGTATGAGTTTTCATATCTATGATCGTTTCCTGTGTTCCTAGACAATCTAGGGGCGTCAGGAGTTTATACCGTCGTTTCGTGGACGCCGCCAAGTCCATCAAACGCTGGCAAATACAGATCACGCGGTTCTGGTCGTACCCTTCTATGCTGTGAGCATCGGCATATACAAACGCAAAGAAAAACTGGAGCAGAGTTGGGATAGAGGCAACTTTGAGTCCGCTTTCGAGTTGGTGGTAACTGTGACAGGCGTTCGTCTTGAATACGCGGCAGTAGATAAACTCGTTCGACCCCTCGATATCCGTATGTTCAGGCAGCAGTTCCGCGTAGGCCGGATGTGCGTTGGCCTTAGCATTGCGAGACGCAAATATGGTCGTCAACGCCGAGACCGTTGATTCGTAGGTATCCGGTGTCGCCAAAACATCGATCGGGACTTCCCATACGTTTGTTCGTTGCCGGGAATGAAGGTCGACGGCATGGAGACCCAGGAGAACCACATGTTGCTTGGACTGAAGAAGGTGTTCAAGAGCAACTCGTTCAGTATCGGACACCGCGACAATTTCGGACGCGGTGTGAGGTTTACATCCTACCGGGTAATGCTTGTTCAGAAGCATGAGGCGATCGTAGACTTTACCCCAGCGCGACACCTCTCCGCGCGGTCGGGATAGTTCAAGGTACATCGACATCCGCAGAAAGTTCGGGGACACGTAGTGGATTTTTTCTTTTACGATCGTTTCGTTCCACAGACGTTTGAAAATAGCGGGATCTAGGTACGTTATATCCGCCACCCCGGTAAACTCTACAAAGACCTTGAACGTCATCAAGTGTGCCCCCGGTTTGACTTCGATATGTTTGAATCCGTGCGAATGAAAGATATCCGCAAGTTCCATCGCGTGGATCTGGGGGTTTTCACTGTAGAAATCGTAGTCGGGAATATCGAAGTTGGGATCGTAGAATCTGTCGTCGGGGGGAAGAAGATTGTTGATTGCGGTTCCGCCGTAGCAGAGTACTCGATGCTTCTGAATGAACTCGCGAACAGTCCGCAGGATCTTTTTAATTCCTGGTTCGCGAGCTGCTTCATAAGCTATACGATCCTCGGCTTTTTCGATCAGAGTCTCGTCCATTATACTATGTCCGACAAAATGGATTAGAACCAAACTTTCTTTTTTACTACCAAGAAGTAAGATGTCCGATCCTAAGCGCCTTACACAACGCCGTCGTACGAAGAGCGGCGAGGCTGCGCCGCCGCCAACAAAGTCGCCGCCGCCTTCACCAGACAGTAAGACATCTCCAAAAAACAAAAAGAAGTACAATTTACGCAGTCATCTCAAAAAGCCGGAAGAAAACGTGCGATGGGTTGACGACGATACATTGTTTGATGAATACGAATCAGCCGATGATTCATCCTATACCGGCGAAGACGACGACCTCCCCGAAAAAAAGACGACGACGACGACGAAACCCGAGAATCGTCAAGTTCACGGAATCACCGTTCCTTCCGGAATGCCGGTGTCCGTAAAGATCCATCTACACACCCGCATTGACGAAGACGATGAGGAGGGGTACGGCGACGAGGATGAGGACGAGGATGAGGACGACGAAGAGGAGGACGAGGACGACGGCTTTATGGACGAGGACGGCGAGGAAATTCCCGCTGCGTTCATCCAGCATATTCTCGGTCGGCGTCTGATGTCCGGGGGAAAGAACAATCAGCCAATGCTCATTATCCAGGGAGATGAAGACATGGACGACGATCGGAAAAAGAAGAAGAAGGAGGAGGAGGATATTCCTCTGAAACTGTCTCGGAAGGAACGCGAATACTTCGAGGATTTGACCAAGAAGATGCGCAAAGATGTGACGAAGAAGATGTTGACCATCTCGCAGATGATCAATGAATCGGATGTTCCGTACAAGTTCCGGGTGCTGGAAATGGATACCAGCCCCAAAATTCAGAGCGAGATCATTCGCAAGATTGATGCGATGACGCGTATGGGTGCCGACAGCGGTGAGGCTCAGAAGTTGCGGAATTGGGTGGATGGGATTCTGCGCGTTCCGTTTGGAAAGCAGATCTCGCTACCCGTGACGATGAAGGACGGTCCCGAAAAGTGCTCGACGTTCCTGAATGAGGCGAACGCGCACATGGACAAGGCAACGTACGGCATGACCTCGGCCAAGACACAGATCATGCAGGTTCTCGCGCAGTGGATTTCCAATCCTGACTCGGTGGGTAACGTGATTGCTATGCGCGGCGCAGCCGGTGTAGGTAAGTGTCACGCAAAGGATACACCGATCATGATGCACGACGGAACATTAAAGATGGTCCAGGATATACAGATCGGTGATTGTATTATGGGAGACGATTCTCTACCAAGAACTGTTCTAAATTTGGGTAGGGGACGCGATATGATGTATGATATTACACCAACTAAGGGAAATCCATACACTGTAAATTCTGAGCATATTCTCTGTCTACGTTACTCGGGCGGAAACACTATATCTACAAGGCCCACCAAATCTGGATTACATTTCAAGGCTTCAATAATAGATGTTAATACGCTGACTAAGAAAGCTAAGACGTTTACTTCGTACGAACAGGCAAAAGTTTATATTGATACGGAATCTGTAGACAACAATGTTGTGGAAGTGAGTGTAAAGGATTATCTGAACCTTCCAAACTACCATAAGAAACAACTCAAGGGATATTCGGTAGGTGTAGAATTTCAATCAAAGAATGTAGAGTTTGACCCGTACATAGTTGGACTGTGGCTCGGAGACGGAACGAGTAGCAAGCCAGCTATTACAAGCCAGGATGCAGTCGTTCTAGGATATCTGAATACGGAACTTCACCGATACAATTCAATGCTTGTCTACCGCAATCAGTATGACTACGCGATACGCGGATATAAGAAGAACGAAAATATATTCTTCAAGTTTCTCCAATCACATAATCTCATCAATAACAAACACATTCCTAATGTGTATAAAGTGAATGATCGGAATGTTCGGCTACAGGTTCTAGCGGGTATACTAGATAGCGACGGATACTTAATACATAACTGCTTTGAAGTAACCCAAAAGTCTAGGCAATTAACCGATGATATCGTGTTTCTAGCACGGTCTCTTGGACTCGCAACAACAATGCGCCCCTGTGTAAAATCCTGTATGTACAAGGGAGAAAGGCGGGAGGGGACGTATTATCGGATATTCATATCTGGTAATACTCATATAATTCCTACTAAGATTGTTAGGAAGAAGGCAGATATTCGTCAACAGGTAAAAGATGCTCTCTTATCACATATCACTGTAACCCCCGTAGGCGAAGGAGATTATTACGGATTCACATTAGATGGAAATCATCGTTATCTTCTGGGAGATTTCACCGTAACCCACAATACATCCTTCGCCCGCAACGGAATCGCGGGCGTTCTCCAGCGCCCGTTCATGTTCTTCTCACTCGGAGGCGCATCCGATGTGTCTCACTATGTCGGTCATTCCTACACGTACGAAGGGTCTATGTGGGGCCGTATCATCGATTCCATTATTCAGTCAGGGTGTATGAATCCCGTCCTCTACTTTGACGAGTTGGACAAGGTCTCAGGAACCCCGCACGGTGAAGAGATTACCTCCATGCTGATCCACCTCACCGACCGTTCCCAGAACTCTCAGTATCACGACCGATACTTTGCGGGCATTGACTTCGATTTGTCCCAGTGCCTGTTCGTCTTCTCGTTCAACGACGAGTCACGGGTCCACCCTGTGCTCAAAGATCGTATGCGCGTGATCAATGTCCCAGGATACAACGACAAGGAGAAGAAGGTCATTGTCGCCAACTATATCTGGCCCGAAATCCTGAAACATGCGGGGATTGCGCGGGAAGACCTTACGGCCGACGAAGAGGCGGCAGAGTACATTATCAAGGAATACTCGAACGGCGAGGAGGGTATGCGCAACCTCATTCGCATCGTCGAAGCCGTGGTGTCTCGCGTGAACCTCATCCGCATTTCCGACGAGGCGGCAGCGAAGGCTTACAAGTTCTACATTCCCGTCAAGTTTCCAATGAAACTACAGAAGAAGCAGGTGGAAACGCTTCTCGCGGATTTCAGTACAGTCCTGCCCGAACACTGGCGTTCATTGTATACGTAAACATCTAGACCGACAATACAAATACCTAGGGATGTCGCTCAAAGACGAGGCACAGTTCGCCAAGCGCCACATTCGCAATCGTTTTTCACTGATGGTTCTCCCCCACGTCTCGGAGGGAATCTGGAGCGTGTACGAGAACGCCAAGACCATTTGCGAGAAGAACGATCAGATGGATCAGGTGCTCAAGACGTTCCAGAACCTACTGACCCGCATTCCTGTCTGGACCGACGAGGTACTCCAGACTGAAGTCAAGCGAATTACATCTGCCTCAAAGTGCTCGTATCTCGAGGAGTTGCTCACGGGTGTTCTCCTCACCTACCTCCGCGCATTTGCGGCTATCCAGTACCGGTCGACGCAGGATAGTGTAGAAGTCGAGTTTGAGCGCCCTCCGCTACCCCGCTTCCTCCACGAGTATTACAAGGAGGTGGCTCGGCGGTGCTGGGAGCATGCGTACTTGTTCCGCACGATCGGCGTTCAGTCCGAGCAGCAGGCCCGCAACCGTAAACAGATCGAGGATATTCTTGATACGGCCTTTGATACGGTCCTAGACTCCTTCCTCCCGTGGCAGTCGATTGTGAACACGTACTTCTCGGTCCAAGACGCTCCTGCCCCCACCGCTGACGTCATTCAGCCGACCGAGACAGTTATCTCCGCGCCCACTCCCTCACCTGCTCCAGAGGTCGAGACCGAGAAGAAGGTGGTTGCGTTTGAGGCGGAGGCGGAGGCGGAGGATGATGATGAGGATGCCGAGACGGACGACGAGCACCCGAAGCTACATCTGTCCGACGAGACACTTGAACTCGATCTTGGTGCGGAGGATGCCGAGGAGAAGCATAAAGATGAGGATGGCGAAGAAGTGAATCTGGTTCCGGAGGACGGCGAGGGGCTCGTTCTAAAAGTATAAACAAACCCACTTGAAAGTATCAAATAGATAAAGTATGCTCGACACGAATCTACTGATTATGATTGTTGTCGTTGCGGTCGCCGGAGTCCTAGTGTATATTGTGGAGCGGTACACCAAGAAGAAGCCGGTTGAGTGGACTGATGCCGCCAAAGTCGGTCTGCTTTCAGGTGCGGGTGCGGGTGGACTCTTATATGCGGTCGGCGGGGATGTTGAAGCCGTGGTTGCGTCCACGGTCTCAACAGCCTCAGTGGCCGTCCAGGATATGTTTGTTGGGAAACCTTCATTTTAGTTCGTAGGAAAGCCATTTACAAAAAACTACACCTTAATATAAAATGGGATATAGCGAAGGCAAGATATATAAACTGTCGTGCGAAGACGGGCATTATTATTACGGATCCACAATAGCAGCCTTGCGGACAAGATTACATGGGCATAAACTTGCTTCCAAAACACAACCTTATCGTGTATATACTCATATAAACACGATAGGATGGGATAAAGTAACTATTGAATTGGTAGAGAATTACCCATGTTCAGATAAGAAGGAACTTAATAAACGCGAAAGTGAATATATAGCTAATTCTAGAAATGATGCACTTTGCCTCAATACAATTCTTTCACATGCGACTCCAGAACAACGGGAAGAAAAACGAGCTGAGTATTTCAAAACATACGTTCGTGTGATAACCGAAGACCGAAAAGAATACCAAAAAAAATATACGAAAGAATGGAGAGAAGCACATAAGGAGGAACTTAGAAAGAAAAAGCAGGAGGATTATCTGAAAAATAAGGAGGCCCGAGACCAAAAGAACAGGGAACGGTATTACCAAAACAAAGAGGATATACTACGCAAACTAAAAGAAAAACGTTCCATGAAGAAAAATGAAGATTAGAACAGATCCAATTGAACTGTTACGTCGTGGGCGTTATTGGTGCTAGGGTTTGGGTTGTTGGTTGTATACGAAAAGTATACATGAATGTAATCTCCTACAGAAAAGTTCACAGATCCGTTATAGAAAGTTCCCACGATTGCTGCCCCGCTGATGGTGACCGAATACGATGTATCTACTCGTACACCAGTTGCTACGGGTGTTTTCTGGACGAGGGCAGTAACAGAGTTGGAATTTCCGCACGATAGGTTTAATCCCATACACATTCCACCAAGGATAAACGGTTGCTGAACACGATAGTATGCTGCTGGAAGTCCAGTGTCTGGAAATACTCCAGCATTCCACGTCTGTGTCCCTGGCCATAACCATCCAGCAGGGCCACCAACAGTTCCCTTCATTCCGTAAAAAATTGTGCTAGAAAACACGTATGATGAGAACCCCTTTCCACCTGCATTTTTCGTCACTAAATCGGTTCCTGGACCGATTTGAATACCTGGATATAGAAGGTAGGTAGGAGACACAAAGGAAGAAGGAGTGGTCTGTAAAATGTCTGAACTTGTTCCACTGATGGAGGAGGTAAATGTTCCCACGGTCGTTGCTCGTAATTGAATAGATCCGGTTGATGCGGGGTCATTTGTCTCTATGCCAACATACGATCCTGCCGAACGAGAATCGGCAGGGGCAGCAACATACACGTTCAGATCACGTGTAGTAATTGTATTGGACGAAGACACCAGAACTCCACGTTTATTTCCACCTCCGTTGGAGTAGACGTTGACGGTTGATCCCTTCAGAGAATTGAACGCGAACGACCCAGGGCTTAATGCCCCCGTTCCCGATGCTTTAATCCCTGTGACCTCCGATGTTCCTGTATAGGGCGCTGTGGAATTGTTCACGGTCAATACGCACGTGCGGAGTTTGGTGGTGGCCGTGGTGGTTCCTGTGAACGCTATTCCTATGAGGGTATAGTGTCCCGTCGACGTAAGATTCAAAGTAAGATCTTCGATACGGGAATTGGATCCCATCGTCAGAAGAGTTGTGTCGGCGATCACATTCGTCATTTGGATGATAGACGACTGGACGTTAAGTCCTCGCATAGATACTCCGTCAGGCATCACAATGGGTGACGTAAGATTATAGATTCCAGGAAGAACCCAGATCACCTGGTTGGTGTTTGGTGTCGCACTATTTACAGCGGCATTCACGGTCTTGAACGGTAGACCACCGACCACTCCCGTTGAATCGTTTCCATTCACAGCGTCCACAACGAGAACATTTCCAAGTTTCGGCGACTGAGCGACCGCACAATTCTGAATGGGATAATACTGACCCATAATTGCGCGAGATTTCATGAAGCGAGTTATATCGCCCGAACATAGACTGGACATAGTAAGAGACTGATTCTTATATACTTCGCCTAAAAAATAGGAGCCAATCAATCTTTCTTCTTCGTAGGATATAAATCAATATGAACTGGTTAATGCTCGCGTTCACTGCCGCTCTGTTCTACGCCCTCGTGCCTGGCGTCTTCGTCCGCCTGCCCCCGAACGGATCCAAGACGGTCACACTCGCCGTCCACGCCGCCCTCTTTGCCCTCGTCCTCCACTTCACGCGCCACCTGGCCGAGTCGTATCTAGGCCGCGAGGGAATGGACACGAAGAAGAAGAAGGCCGCGCACCCCGTCGAGGAGAAGAAGCATGAGAAGAAGGAGTAAGTATAATTTTAAGGTTCAATAAACAGACTTGATTCGCCCGCGGGCGGTTTACCTTCAAAGAGATAGGGAGTACCAAACTTCTCTATCTGTTTCCGAGGAACCGCCGTGTCCCGACAATACCGAGCAATCGCTTTATACAACTGGAATCCGCGGTACCGCTCCGATAAGTCTCCACCGGCTACATCCTTGAACAGAATCGACCGTCCGTCGGGGAGGGTGAGCCACTGTATGAACATGGTGTACAGCGGATTCCCCGTGTAGTCGTCGGACACCCCGTTCGGAAAACAGTCCCAGAACATTGAAGTAGCAAGACGTACGAGGTCAAACGATGGATTGGGTTTCACTTCGGAGTATTTTGGGTTATAGAACGGAGCAATATTATACTGTCCTCCCGCCTCCTCCTCCTGATGAAACTGGTCGGACATAAAAAACTTTGACTCTTTCATTTTCGGTAATTTAACGGAAAAGGTCGCACGATCAAAATCAATAATCTTAATCAGTTTTCCGTACGTCGGAACCCGATACGTCTTTCCTCCAACCCCGTAATAGAAATACTCTTTGTCGGTAGGAACATACATGACATTCATAATATGAAGATCATTGTGAACAAACCCAAACGTGCGCTGGGCAAAGGCCAGTGCGAAAATCACCTGCGCCATCCACGCACACCGCTTAGGCAGTTCAGGATTCTCCTTGAACAGTTTATACATGGTCCCCTCGCATTTCTCCATAACTGTGACCTGAATTGGAGCATCCTTGAAAATGGCGTGCGCAAACGCCTCATCCTCTTCCGGCTCGGAAAACCCGTTGCTTCCACACTCGTCATCTTCCTCATCATTCTCGCTCTCGCTCTCGCTGTCCGAACACGACCGAACATTGAAAATATAGTCCGTCGAACAATCGTCCGTGCTGTCTACATCCCCCGAATCTTCATGGTCATGTTCATGTCCATGTCCATGGTCATGCCCCTGCCCTTCATCGTCCGCATCGTAATTGGTCGGAACAATAGGTGTTATTGGTTCAAGCTCGGTTGCGCCCAGATCAATGGTGTTCTCGGACGGATAATCGGCAAACTGGAGAACGGGAACTTCGGGTTTGCGTAGCCGAAGCTCAAAGAAATGACCAATGTTCTGGGAGAACCACGGACGTTCACACAGATCCTCATAATCGTCGGAAATGTCTAGAACATGCCGCTCGGCGACGCCCGAAAACACACCGTACACTCGAGGAAAATGCTGGCTGGCGGATTCGGACAGAACAATGGACGCAAGCGAGCCAACGTATCCCGCATTGTACGGGGACTGAATGCGCAGAGGTTCGGTTGCGACATCTCCGACATTCGGAAGTCCGGTTCCCGCATACTCTCCGTGCATAACGCGGTAGGCCGAATACAACATCGTCTTTTTCAAGTGGATAGGGGTCTCAATTCCTCCGGCAAACACCGAAGATTCGCCGGTGATTGTCTGGATAGGAACAGCCGTCTTGATTCCGTAATGGTGCGGCAGGCGAACATCCAGCTTGAACAACTTTTCAATGGACGGAAAAAAGGGCTGGAGGCGGCGCAGTCCCCAGTGTTTCTGCGCCTGTTCCTGTAGCCCCTGGATATTCGAATACTTATGGACATCCAATGGGCTATTGGTTGTCCGTAGGTCCGACACAGGTTTAGGCATTTCAACCGATTATGTTTACTTGCTCTCTTTTTGCTCCTTGCTGTACCGCAGCGTACCATCCAGAATTGACCCCTCGGCTGGGAAGATGGAATCGAAATGCGATCCCAAAAATGTATCGAAGATGTATTTGAGTTTATTGGTGAGGTCTCCGAGGAAAATGAAGATGGCGAACATGAAGAAAAGGCCGGCGGTATACGAATCCACGAAATCTTCGAGTCCTTTCCGAACAGGGATGATGGGGGTGGAGACGTTCATGAAATACACTAGCCAGAAAGCGACAATTCCGATCATGGCGACTTCTACGGAGACATCGAATAGCTGGTACGACAGACCTTTCTTTTCCCACTCCGGATGTTCGGGATCGTAGACGTCAAAGAGGTAGTACAGAACATAGGAAAGAAGCGCTCCTGCGAGGGTGTACAGAACCGAAAATATAGCAATGTTTCCTGTGACCCGTGCGGCGTCAGAGGCGGTTAACTGGATGGCGTGAACTGTGTATGCGTGTGTGTTTTTAGCCATTATTTATTCGTGTGAAAATACTAATACGAATACCGATGAACTTTAATATCAAAAAGTTCAATATAGAGGTCATAAAAGAACGATGTGCGATGGACTCGCATAAATCTCCTATGATTGTTCTTATCGGGAAAAAGGATACCGGAAAATCGTTCTTGGTACGCGATATCCTCTTTCACAATCAGGATGCCTTTCCGATAGGAACCGTCATTTCGGGAACAGAGGCTGCGAACCGCTTCTTTCAAGATATGGTCCCTTCCAAACTCATTCACGATAAATACAAACCCGAAATCATTACTAACGTCATTCGCCGTCAATTGGCCCTGAAACAGCAGCGGGGTTTAGGGTCTCTCAGCGCGGATCCTCGTGCGTTCCTCATTCTCGACGACTGTTTGTTTGACGATACGTGGATTCGTCAGGAATCTACCCGCTACGTGTTCATGAACGGTCGTCATGTAGATATGTCCACCCTGATCACGATGCAGTACCCGCTCGGTATTCCCCCCTCCCTGCGCACGAACGTCGACTTTGTCTTCATTCTGCGCGAGAACATTCTCGGAAATCGCAAACGTATCTACGAAAATTACGCAGGTATGTTTCCCTCCTTTGAGATGTTCTGTCAGTTCATGGACCAGTGTACGGAAAACTATGAATGTCTGGTCATATGTAATTCCGCCGTCTCCAACAAGTTAGAAGATCAGGTGTTCTGGTATAAAGCTCAGGACCATCCTCCGTTTCATATGTGCGCCGACTCCCTCTGGGCCGATAATAAACCGTTCATGTCCACCATGTTAGCCGCCAACGAGTACAACTCCGAACTTGTGACTCAACGTCGTGGTCCGTCCGTCTGGGTAAAAAAGCAGGGGTAGCAGTTCAGTTCAATCACGCATCGCTCCCTCTGCCGGGTGAACGGGCTTCTCCAGATCCCGCAGCTGATTCTGCTCCGCACGGCGCTTGGCGTTCTCCTCCTTCTGCGCCTTAATCGACACCTCGCGCTCCTCCGCAAAGAACAGCTCGCGGTTGGCCTCGTTCTCCTTGTACTTGCGCATGATCTCGTTGAGCTGGGAGTTCGCGTACTCCACGTTCTCCATGAGATGCTCAGACGGCTCCCACGGCAGCCAGCAACCCATACGACCGATCATCAGATTGTCCTTCGGGTACTTGCGCTGGAGCACCTTGCACCACAGCTGCGCCTCCTCGTACGACGGGAACGCACGACGGACCTTGACTCCGCGAGTATTGCACTGGAAGTTGTTCGCCTTATCGAACGACTCCTGAACCTCCTTCTCGTGCTTGAGGAGGAAGACCTGGTACTGCTCGGGGACATCAGTCTTCTTCACCTCCTCGCGATGCGTCTTCTCGAAATCGTGGATATCCTTCATGATATCATCGATCTTGAGCGAATACTTCTTGGAAATGTAGTCGGCAAAATGCTCGAGGCCCTTCACCTTCCAGTCGTAGTCCATCCACTGAATGAACTTCTGGAAAAAGTACTCCTGCTTGCGCTCAATCACCTTCTCGGGAGAAAGAAAAGAGACAATCACATAGCGCTGGTTGGGCAGCTCGGGGTCCTCATCGAGGTAGTCCACCACGCCGTCGTCGTCGACCTTAGGTAGTTCAACCTTCTTCGTGCTCATTTATACTTCCTATCAACCCTTGTTAAAACACTTTTTTCCCGCGTATATACAAACAAACAAATGTGGCGCATGGCTCTTTATGCGGCAGTTCTCTTCTACCTCCTAACCCCCGGCGTCCTGGTCCGCCTACCCCCCGGAGGATCGACGATGACGGTGAACCTCACTCACGCCGCGGTGTTCGGCCTGGCTTGGCATTTCACACACAAGACGGTGTGGGGGCTGGTGGGCAAGTAAGCAAGTAAAGTGTCCGGTTTGAATAATGGTGGTGAAAAGCAGCGATCTGCTGGATAAAGGTATTGCGAGTATCAACTGGAAGTATGGAAGCATTTCCACTCTTCCGATTGTGTTTGGGGTCGTCATGGCGACCATTGACGTCGTGATGATGTTCACGGCAAAGTTTGTGAGTCTGGGGTCCGTCTCGTACAGTATGGGTCTGGTGGTTGCGACTCTCGTATACTCCGTCCAGCCCTACCTCTTCATGAAAGCCATGAAGTTCGAGAACATGACGGTCACCAATTTGATTTGGAACTTGACGTCCGACATCCTCGTTACGTTCTCGGGCGTCATGGTGTTCAAGGAATCTATTAAGGGACTGCGTTGGGTAGCCATCGGCATGAGTATGGTGGCCCTCTTCCTCTTTGCCTACACTGATGATTAACGAAATTTTCTCCTTTATCAAGTATAAACCAAGATGGCCGCCACACAAGCCCCCGCCCCGTCCATGGGAATCGATGTTGCCGACCTGCTCAAGCGCCTGGTTAAGTACGCCCTGGAGGGCCTCGCCGTCGCCGTCGCGTGCTACCTGCTCCCGGGCAAGAAGCTCCGCGTCGACGAGATTGGAACCATCGCCCTCACGGCGCTGGCCGTCTTCGCCATCCTCGACATCTACGCCCCGTCTGTCGGCTCGTCCGCGCGCACGGGTGCTGGATTCGGTATTGGCGCTAATCTTGTCGGATTTCCTGCGCGTCTTTAAGTAAGACAACATACCTGTAATGTCTAAATTTACAGGTAATAAATGTATTATTGAATAATAATCAGTAGGTATGACTGCGCGGAAACCCAACATGTCTGATTCAGAGTTTCATACCTGGTTTCAGACACGTTTAAAGTCTACTGAAAATAACTGTATGGAATGGACTGGACAAAAATTACCAAAAGGTTATGGACATGTAAAGATTCACGGAAAAAAGATACAGACACATCGGTATGTTCTGTCTAAAAAGCTTGGAAGAAGCATCGGCGAGGGAATGTGCGCACTACACACATGTGACAATCCACCCTGCTGTAATCCAGACCACATATGGGAAGGAACAAATCAAGAAAACGTAGATGATAAAATCAAGAAAGGTAGGGGGGCTGTTGTAAAAGGCGAAAACCACGGATGTTCAAAATTAACTGAAGATATGGTCATTGAAATTAAACAAGCAGGACGAACAATATCGCAGAGGAAGCTCGCCACAGGGTATGGAGTTTCGTCAACAATTATTTATAAGATTTTGAAAGGAGTAATTTGGAGTCATGTAAGTTTACCAGAAAGTCCTATTACAGCCAACGCGATCTAATATATAAGAATGTTCCGCTTGAACGGTAAGTGGTATACCGTTTCCCCCAAAGCAGGTGAACCTGAGCGCCAGACGCATATGATTATGTGGACACTGGCTTCAGGTACTCCCGTCCACCAAGCCTACCGCGAATGGTATGCTCTTGAACGAAAAATAACCTCTGTTCTCTATCCCAAATGAGTAATGCCGAGTTCATGAAAACCGGGCTTATCGCCGGAGGATTCACACTGGCCGTCTTGGTCCTGTTCGTGGGCGTCTACTGGCTGGTCCGCGGCTTCCCCCCGGCGTCCCGCATGGTACTCCAGGAAAGTCCTACCACGGTTGCCGTCGATCCCGGCAAAGCCCACCTCCTCTTCTTTTTTACAAAGTGGTGCCCCTATTCCCAGGAAGCCCAACCTGAAGTCAAGAGTCTCCAAAAACTCGTGGAAGACTACACGTACGGCGGCAAGGTCGTGGACGTCCAGTTTGTGAACTGCGAATCCGACAAGAAACAGTGTAGCCAGTACAAAGTGGACTCGTATCCTACCTACAAACTCCAGACCACCTCGACGACGTACGAATACCTTGGGCCTCCGAAAGTAGACGTCTTACGCCAGTTCTTGGTGTCGGCACTTGGTCCTGAACTCAGTGTAACCCCGTCGACCAACAGCAAGTAGGTGCTCCACGATATCCGTCGATTTCCAAAAACTGAACATTTTCGCATCATCTTCGATCAGGAGACACGTATTCTGAGGATACCTGTCTCGTGTATCGTGCGTCTCCTTAATATTGCGGGCAAAGGCAATATTGTCCAAATAATAATTTGTCGTGAAGTCTTTGGTATGCGCCGTCAATAGAAACAGGGTTCGTTCCCTTTGCGCACGGGGAACAGCCTTGGAAATATTCAAGCACAGCACTGCTCCGTCGACATACAAATGAGTCCCGATCGTGTGCGGCGTGAAAATATAGGGCAGGGAAAATGAAGCCCGCAGTGCATCCCATAACAGAACCGATGGACCGAATATAACCGTCTTAAGATCTGTGAGATCCGATGCGATAATATGTAGGGGAATCGCGGCATCTCCGACGCGCAGAGTATCAAGATTCATTCCATGTTTTGAAAAGGCGGCGGCCATCGCATCTCTGATTTTCGATCCGTCATCTGCTCCGCGCGTTTGGGTGAATGTAAGCAGAGTTTGGAGACGGGGAGGATGAAGCGCGTCCTGCATATTTCCGAGAACTTCGATCAGAGAACTAAATTCTGAAATCTCAAACTCAAACGCAATCAGAGTTCCAATGAGAGCGCCGATAGAATAACCGTACACTCCGCCCGAAAAGCGGTCGGCAAGTGATTGGTCGGTGGATTCTGTTGCGAGTTCTTGGAGCGCACCGATTTGTAAGGCTCCTCGCATTCCGCCTCCATTCAAGGCTAGGATATCGCTATTCATTGAGTCTTCTTTTCTGCGACTAGGAAAATGCTTCGCGCAAAAGATCTGTGGAAGCAAGAAGATGAACGCAAAACCGCCAAAATGCTGGCGATGCGACCTGTTCTCTCCAACTTATCCTCTCAACTAAAACTCCATGCGATACATAACCCCCAGGCCCCCTATTTCGTGTTTGACGTTCCCTCCTTCGTGTTTGGGTACCCCTTGTACGACCACCGTGAAGCCATCGAGTATGTGAGGGACGCACTTACGGAACAGGGGTTCCAAGTCTGGGTAGCCTCTGGATTATCGTTAGTTATTTCGTGGATCAAACCACAAAATCAGGCTCCTCGAATCCGTGCGCCTCCCAAATCAGGCGCTGATTACCGTCCATTTGTGTACGACGACTCGGCCATGAACTTCCTTCAATCTCGAATGCGGTAACCGTAAGCGGTAAGCGGTAAAAACGGACATTTTTGAGGAGGGGTAAGAGGTAGGCAAGTTTAACATAGATGTGTGACCATCCTGAGAAACAGTTAGTGATTGAGGAAGGTCAGCGCGTATGTACGTCCTGCGGAACCGTCATGGAACAAACGATTGATGAGGGTGCCGAATGGCGGTACTACGGCTCTGAAGATCGGCACGAAGATCCGTCGCGTGTTGGTTTGACGATCAGTTCCCTTCTCCCCGATTCGTCGTATGGATCCATGATGATGAACAAGAAAGTGAACTCGCCCACCTTCAAGAACATCCAGCGATTGTCGGCGTGGTCCTTAGCCTCCCATTCCGAACGGTCATGGTTATCGGCGCTAGAAATACTCAATCAGTATTCGTACCGCAACGGATTCACGAAAGCCATTCTCCAAGAAGCATCTGCGCTGTTTCGGGGTCAGGACGATGCGCTGAAACTAAGGGGAGAGACGCGAAGGGCCTTGATGGGTGCCGTCTTCTTTGTGGCGTGTCGGCGTATGGGGGTGTCGCGGACGCACGAAGAAATTGCCGCCATCGTGAATGTTTCGACCCGTTCTCTATCGAAAGCCATCCAGCATTTCGGGATTCATGCGGAGGAGAACCCGCTGCTGAAAACCCAGTTGTCGTTAGCGGAGCGGATGATGAATGGTTTGTCGGCAAGCGAAGACCAGCGGTCCCAAATCCTGGACGCCATCAACGATATCTTCAAATCCCCCGACGAGGAATTGGAGCATACGCCGAAAGTGATGGTGGCGGGCGTTCTCGCCAAGATTTTGGGAAGCGGGAAAACGAAGACTGAACTCCGGGGGTTTCTGAAAGAGTTCTCGGCGCATTCGGGGGTATCGGTCGTCTCGATCCAGAAGGTTATGAATGCGATGTAAATTTCGGGGAGATACATAACAGTATATCCCATGGCGAAACTCTTGAACGAGGAAAGGTTTTTGCCTTCCCGCCTTCCAGGATTATCACTGTGGCTCGATGCCCAGGCGACAACAACAATTACGGCTACAACTACCGGAATTACATCATGGGCAGATCGGTCGGGGGCTGGGAATACTTTCAATACATCAACGTTTTCTGTTCCCGGATGTGTTCTGTGGCTGGATGCGGCGGATACGACTACGTATACGGGGACTACATCCATCTCAACCGTCAAAAATAAGGGATCCACCGGAGGTTCTTTGAATGCGAGTGGGGGCGTTGTGAGTGCTAATCAGTATACGATGAACGGAAAACCCGTGTTCCGTTTCCCAGCGGGGGTAAGTTTATACGAATCCACTACATTCACTACAATATACCGCACGGTCTTTGCCGTCACGCACTTGACAACTGTGAACAATCCTGGAATTCTAAACAACGTCATATGCGGTTCGTATGTTGGAATACAGTTGTACGGATACGCAAATTCTACCCTTGCACTTGGAACATGTTGTCAAAACGGTGCGGTATCCTATCCTTATCCTTACCCTCCATACCTGTCTGGAAGCGTCATTATAAACTCAAATGCCCTTATTACAGCAGCAAATACCCCTGGTCGTATATTCTTCAATGGATCATCGCAGGTGTTAGATTATTCACCTCCATGGTTCACGTTCACTCCCGGAACTGAGATACAGTATATTGGTGGACAGGATACGGTGGATATCGCCGAACTCATAATTTTTGACGGACAACTCACGACTGAACAGCAGCAGCAGGTAGAGGGATACCTTTCGTATAAGTGGAATATTCCGCTTTCCTACACGATAACTCCAGCGAACTCAGTGTTTTCTTCCTGTCCGCCACCTGTTATCTCCAACACCTTGATTACCGGTCAACCCTCAATCTTTTTTCCACCGGGCGCACAGATGACTTCAACATTAAATTCGGGTATGGGATCTCTATCTGTTCCGGGGTGCGTTCTGTGGCTGGATGCGGCGGACACGACAACGTATGTTGGACCCACCTCTTCGCTTACCGGATGGAAGGATAAGAGCGGGAGTGGGTTTGTAGCCACACCCATAGATGGTGCTATTACTACAACGACACAGAACGGAAGCAATGTTCTCAATTTTGGAGGTAATCGTATGATCATACCAAATTTTACATGGAATATGTCGTTTACCTCCATCGTTGTCTGGAAAGCAGACAATGCACATCAGATGATTGGTCTGTGTTCTAGCACAGCCGCGAATGCGACATGGTACGATTACATCTTCTCGGGCAACTGGTCCCTCATTTTATTAAATAATGCAACATCTTCGACCGATCCAAATTATGTCCAGGGAACTACGGACCCCAACCCAGGATCACCTGCTTCTATTGTTCCCGCAAATCAGTGGTTTATTTTTTCAATTGGATATACTGCCGGAACAACAACCATCACCAATTATGCCGTCAACGGAACCGCTCGCACCTCAACCGCGGTGACGCCTCAATCTGGAACCAATACTGGCGTCTATTTCATTAACGGACTCGCAAACTATCCATACGCTTCCAGTCAAATCGCTGAAATCATGCACTTTAATCGTTCTATAAATTATCAAGAACGCCAGACCGTTGAAGGATACCTCGCCACGAAATGGGGACTGCGGGCTAGTCTTCCGTCGTTACATCCGTACTCTGCGGTTCCGTATAGCGGTACGTTCACACTCAACCCTTCTAACCCCATCTCCAAATCCCTCTTTATCGCCTACCAAACTCCAGCCCTTACGTCCACCATGCGATTCGCGACCGGCAACGATGTGTCCGGAGGAGCGTTCGGGGTCTCGCAAACACAGTATTCCATTTCGGCTCCGTACCAGTACGCTTACGGCGATACTCGGTGGCCAACCGATCTAACGATCTATACGCTTCCCACCGTTCTTTCGGCCATTTACGATGCGACGGCCGGGATTATACGCGGAGACCATAATTTCAATGCGGGCGCAGACGTCCGTGAATCGGCGATGATCAATTCGATTGTGAATACTCCCTACTCTCTCGGTGCTTCTTCAATCCCTTCCTCCATCGTCTTATCGGCAAGTTTTCATGTCTGCGAGATCATCGCATACAACCGAGCCCTCGCCACTACCGACCGCCAAATGATCGAAGGATACCTTGCGGTAAAATGGGGACTTACAGGGCAGTTACCGAACGGACATCCGTATAAAAATTTCGCGCCATCGGGAGAACAGGTGGTTATTCCGTCGACGCCCGCCAACGTCATGCAAGGACTCGTATCCTGGATCGATATGGCGGATTCGGCGTCGTATACGCTGTCGGGAGGATCTACCTTGAAAACCCTGACGGATAAAGCCGACGGAACAACGACGTACACTCTCTCCGGAAAAGCCAACAATTTTTCAATGTCCACCATCGGATCACTTCCTGCCCTCGTGTTCCCGGGCAATAATACGTCAGTTCTCACGGCAAATACCTTTTTGTCTCGAACACTTCCTATCCCGTCACAGGGATCAGCGTTCATCGTCTTGACTCCGAAATCTCAATTCACGGCCACGAAACTTGGGATACTTGGATGGGGCAGTCCCGGAAACGGAAACGCCCAAGGAAACCCTGGACTAGGCTACAATTCTCCGTCTACCAATGTTCAGACCCTACAAAGCTACAATACATCGTCGGGCATATTTTTCGGCCCGTCGTTCAATTTGTCGGCGAGTACTCCTACGATCCTCTTTTGGGCATGGTACGGCGGAAATATGACGTACCTCTCCTGTAACGGAACAACTCTTCTGTCCGGTCCCCGAGGAACCACCGCCAACTACAACCCCGCATCTGCGGATACTCAGTTCTATGTAGGAAACGATGGAGGATTTGGGGCACAATTCACGTTGGGAGAGATGTGCGTGTACAACCAGTACGCGGAAACCCCATTCCGCAATCTTATGGAAGGACACCTTGCCTGGAAATGGGGACTACAAACGAATCTTCCAGCGGGACATCCGTATGTTTATTCGGCCCCTGGACTCCAGAGTCTGACGGAAGTCAATGCGCTTTCGGAACCTTCGGACATTACGGGGCTCACGATGTGGCTGGATGCCGCAGATACGACGACGATCAATGTGACCGGGACAACATCCTTTACGTGGACCGACAAATCCCCCGTCTTGAATCATCTGGTCTCGTCGACGACGACGTTGAAAGCTTTACCCCTCCCTTCCAACTTCGGACTCCCTGTGCGTCCTTCTATCTACTTTGGACCTGGCGCTTCGGCCACGAGCACGTATACCAGCGGCGCATCCACCGGCCAGTTTTCTGCGTTTATGGTTGCGTCCGTACCTACCCTCTCCTACCTCCTGATTTCTACGGGACAGTTCACAACTGCTACCTCGGCAGCGGGGGCGAACGGACAAACATTCGCATTCTATGCGAGTAACGGTTCAACGTTTGGAGTATGTTCGCCGTTCGTGTCCCCGGGAGGAGCCAATGTGGGCTCCTATTCCACAGTCTGCGGAGCTACCGTCGAACTGTTTGCGAGCGTGAGTGGATCGACGACTCTCGGGAACCTGAATTACGGAGCAACCGTCAGTGGAACATGCACAACTATTCCAGCGACGCAGTGGGTGTTCGGAGACTGTTCGGGCGATCCCTCACCGAAATCGTTCCACGTCCATGAATTCATTACGTACTCCCGACAGCTCGCGACGAACGAACGCTGGATCGTTGAAGGATACCTGTACTGGAAGTGGATGCATTTAATATGAAAAAACTACTGAGACGGTTAAACAATGACGGCGCAGTTCAGCCTGCCTTCCGGACACCCATTCACAAATGTGCGTCCGGGATATACAGGGTATGAGTCGGCTCCAAGTCCGGCCATCATCTCTGCGACAGCCTCCTACATAGGAAGCACAATTACGCTTCAAGTCTACGCAAACACACCGGGTAATTGGAACGTAGTCACTCCGGCAGGTCTTACAGTAACGACTCCACCAGTTGCGTCATCTTCATCGACTCCGATCGTGTATACGGGCGGACAGAGTAGTTTGTCGTATACGTTCTACACTATTTCATTGGCTCCGGCGATTGGACCAACTGTTGGATGGCTAGGTCCGGCTCCTTCCGTCACTCTGACCGTTCCTCCGTTCGGAACGACAATCGCATCGGGGGTCTACGACGGAAATGCAGTGTATCTAACTCCGGTTACGGCGACGCCTCTAACCCCCCTCGTCCAGGGAATTACGGACTACTTCTTTACGTGTACGAACAATGCGTCGTTCGCCTCGGTAGATTCCGTGGGAGTGGCGACGTTTCCGTACCCTTCCGGTACAGTGTTTACCCCGGGAACATCTACCATATTCAATTTCAATGTCGCCTGCCGGTTTCTCGGTATTCTCGGAGTCGCATCGTCTCCCGTGTTTCCTGTTACAGTTATCCAGCCCGCAACACCGATAATGACCGTGACTCCGACTTCGGGATCCATCAATATTTCCTGGGCCGAAACCACTCCTAACTGTACATTCACGATTAGTACGGGAGGAACAACATTGGTACCTACCACCAATCCGTTTACGGTTACGCGTTCGCCGGGAACGTATTCGTTCCAGGTTGGTGCGACTCTCTTTGGACTCACATCGTACAGTACCGTTCGGACGATCTCCGTGGCTCCTTCTATGCCCACGTCATTTACCGCAGCGGATAACTTGAACAATAGCGTAACTCTTTCGTGGGTGTCTGCGACGCCGGGGGCACAAATCAATCTTACGTGGACCGGTGCGGCTACCGGATCCTCCAACAATCTCGGGAATCCACCGTTTATTCTGTCGCTTGGATGCGGTACGTACAGTTTTACTTTGGTATCGGTATGTGGAGGAGTGACGAGTAGTTCAACCAGTGTGAACAATTTTTCCGTCACTCCGTCCACTCCCACAAATTTCCAGCAGAGCGTCTTCGGTTCAACTGCTACGCTTTCATGGTCAGAAGCGACCCCAGGATGCGGGTTCACCCTGACGTCATCTCCCGATATCGGCGTGGTTCCCGTCATTACCGGAAACGTTGCCGTATACACGGGGGTACACGCGGGAACGTATACGATCACGTTAGTGTCTGTGTCGGCAGGACTGAACTCTGTAAGTTCTGTCCAGACAACGACGGCGGTCACTTTAGCCGCACCTACCAGTTTCTCGGCAACCTCGTTGGGATCCAAGATTACCCTGAACTGGGCTGAATCCACGGCGGGGGCATCGTTCAGTCTTTCATGTACGAACAATTCTGCCTTTGGAACTCAGACTATTTCGGCCGGAGTCTTTACGACCTCGTACGGCAATGTATCCACGCCAGGAATATATACCTTCTCAATCGTCTCGGTTCTCCCCGGAAACAATATGAGTGCTCCCGCAACATGTTCAGGTCAGATCGTGGCTCCTCCTGCGAGTTTTACGGCAGTAGCGACCGGATCTACAATCAATCTGGCGTGGACTGAGGCAACAACTGGATGTACGTTCTCGCTCTCTTCAAGCCCTACGGTTCCCAATCTCACGATCACCGGAAACACTGCGACGTCTACCGGAGTCACGCCTGGGAAGTATACGTTCAATCTATCGGCCTTCACATCTGCCGGATCGTTCCTGAGTACGACGGTGAGCAGTGCTACCCAGGTCATCGCTACCCCTGGATCATTATCGGCAGTGTTTGTAGCCCCGAATGTCGTGCTCACCTGGACCGAAGCCACCTCGGGATGTACGTTCACGCTCTCGTCCTCACCTGCTCTCACGAATCCCACACCTACAACCGCACTCACTGCTCAATACTCATCTCCTCTCCCGGGAAATTATACGTTCTTCGTTACGGCCGCGGATACGGCAGGAAACACCAGTTCAACGGCATCCACCACAATTCCGATCGTGGTGACTCCTCCCGCCCCCTCAAATCTTGCGTACACTGCGACAAGCCCCACATCATTTACCATTTCCTTCTCGGAAGCTCTGGCGAACTGTACGTTTGGGTTTACGGGCGGTCCGACCGTCGGATCTGTTACCGTCGCCGGAGGAAACGGAAGTTATTCGGGGGCGTTTAGCGGCGTAACTCCGGCTGGGGCACAGTCGTTCACAATTACCGTCAATTCAAGTTTCGGGGGAATCTTGAGTACGGGCAATTCGTCGATTGTGGCTCGTACCAAACCCAACACCACTTTTTCGTCCAATGCTTTGTGTACCGTCATAGGCGGTCAGAACACGGTTTCGGCGCAGTACATTATTAACAATCCTGACGGAGTCATCCTAACCGGTCCCGGAAATGTCCTGGTAACTACATCCTACACTGTGAAGATGCTCTATTCCGGATCAACGACAACTCCCGGAGTCGCTCTAACCTCAACAAATTCGGCAGGAACGTACTTCACAAACTGGTTTGATGCGGGAGGGTTCTCTATTACGGTTCCCTCGGCTTTCCCGGACTACATTGTGCCTCCTACGATGGGTACCGTAACAGTCAGCGGAACAACCATTACGGTTCCTTGGACAGATTCCTCAACGCCAGGATCTCTTACGTATAATATCCTCAATTCAACGTTGTCTGCGACCGGAATTGCGACGGGAACACGGGTAAAAGTGTTTACCGGAGCCACAGTGGGAACGCCGTACAGTTTCACGATTACCACCACGTCGGGATACGTCACCGCCAATTCTGCGACTTCAACGGCGGTAACGCCCATTTCAGCGCCTACCGGTCTGACGGCGTCGGCGGTTGGTACCACGGTGACGATGAACTGGACGTACGGATCTCTGACTGGAATTACGTTCAACGTGTATGATCAGAGTGGGAATACCCGTGGAACCACCGGACTTACCACGACCAACACAACCTTCACGGTATCAGACTCTACGGCGTACACCTTTACAGTCCAGGCCATTGCCCAAGGAGGAAATGTAAAAGCGATGTCGGCAGGGGGGGTGGCGGTCACTACAGTTCCTGCTCCATCCATTACCAGCATTCTGGAAGACGGGGCATTGATTACGATTACGTGCGCGACCCCGACGTCGGGAACACTCAGTATTGCCCAGTCATCTGGGACAACCATCACACGAGTAAGTGCGACGAATCCGTTCACATATAACGGAACCACCGCGAATACTACCTACGGATTCACGGTGACGAACACGGGCACAAACTCGATCACGACTACGACAGCAAGTTTTACAACGATGGGAACGCCAACCTTCACGAAGTCCGATGCGTCTGGACAATCGGTGATTCTTCAATGGACCTATCCTAGCGGTGCCCCGGCAGCCACATCGTACACGGTCTATCTACAAGGTGGAACGACCGTCAGTGCGGGTATAACCGCTCAGAATTACACCTTTATTCCGTCGAGCGGAACTCCTCCTTTCGTGTACACAGTGGCGGCAACGGGGGCACCGGGGACTGGGTTTGGGTCAGTACCCACCGACAACATTACCCCGCTCACGGCGGTAACCATCGGAAACCCAGGAGCAACGTCTGCTGATGGTACGAATGTAACGGTTACGTGGACGTACCCCACGACATCCACGGCCGGAGTGACGTTTAAAGTGTATGACCCCACACTCGCAACACTATACACAACCTACTCATATTCATCCGTCAATTCAGCGTATTCTACTACATTCAGTACAAGTCTTACCAGAAATTCTACCTATTCGTTTGTGGTGATGACCACGGATGCGCAGGGAGACACCGCGGTTTCGGCACCTACCGCCAACGTCACTCTACTAACGGCCCCCATCGCCAAATCGATCATTCAGACGGGGGGACAGATGGTCGTCACGTTATCCGCCCAGCCGGCGATTACTCCGGCACCGTATACGCCGTACTACACGAATACATCAATTTTCCCCGCCAGTCTCACGCTCACCGCATCTACCGCCACGTCATTTACGTATTCTGGGGCCTTATCAGATACTACTTGCTCATTCACATTCCAGAACAATGCGGGAGCGGGGGCACCCAACAGTACAAATTCTTCAATTATAGGATTCCAAACTCTCCCTACCCCCGTACCAGTATCCATCACATACATTTCGTCATCTACCAGTATCAGTGCCTCGTGGACGTACAACCAGGCCGTCGCAGGAACCCAGTTCATTCTCAAAAATTCCGCAGATGGATCGCAGTTTGGAACAGTGACGGGAGTCACCAACGCAAATATTTCGGCCATCATCGGAACGACGTATACGCTTACGGTAACGGCTTCCTCGGGAGGAAACGTGTCGCTACCGTCCACTGCGTTCTCGGCCGTGACCGCAGCCCTCCCTTTCACCATTTCGTCGTTCGTACAGAACGGGACGCAGTTGATAACAACGATATCCGGTTCCGCGATCTCTGCGAGTACGGTCCCACCCTTGGGATTCCCTACTGTATTCCCTGGAAGCCCTACGTTATGGCTGGATGCTGCTGATCCGAACGCAACAGGAATCCCTGCCGCCAACGGTGCGACGATCTCGGTATGGAAAGACAAGTCAGGACTGGGCAGCAATGCTACGGCAACCGGGACACCTACCATCAATAGCACCGGCATCAACGGAAAACCAACCATGACGTTCGATGGTTCGTCGTGGTTTACAGGACTCACTACTAATACTGGAACTACCGCAACCGTGTTCATAGTCATGCAGCAGCCTGCGCCCACATCATCAATAAACCCAGATTTTACTCGTGTGTTCTCTATGGCTGCGTTAGGAGGATATGATTCTGATGTAACAGGTCTTCTGGTAGAGTTTGTGGGCGGTTATGTTTACGGATATAGGGGTAATTTACTGTCCGCCTTCCAAGAGCCGATAAATACTGCGTATATCATGGACTTTGAATTGGACGGAACGAATGCAATCTCTTATTTCAACGGAACCGCTCAACCAGGATTTGGATCTACCGCGAATTTCAACATTGGGAGGTACCGCGTTGGAGGCATTGCGCATTATGATGGACCTCCACAGTACACGGGATACGTCAGCGAGGTTATCTTATTCAAAGAAGCGCTCACGGCAGATCAACGCAAGGGAATGGAGTACTATCTAGCACAGAAATGGAGTATCGCAGGCGTACCGTCTGGATTCACCGGATCTCCTTTAACCTTTACCTTTAAGGGAGCCTCAGCCAATACAAATTACATTGTGAATGTCGTAGGAACGGGATTAACGGTCTCGTCTACTCTGACGACTCTATTTACTCCAGCCGCACCTACCTTGGCCGCAGTTGGAACAGGGGTCTTTACATCATCCACCTATAACGGAAGTACAACACTTCCGGGAGGAATCACCATGAACTACTTCAACGCGTCTGGAAACAGTCTGCTCACATCCAGCCCCACAAATTCATTCGTCGCAACCGCCAGTCAATCGTACACTCTCTATGCGAGGGCAACAAATGGTCTCAATACCTCCATCTCGTCCGCGAATTCTGTCGCCATCACCCCGATCGGTCCTATTACGTACACTCGAGTATCTACAACAGGTGGAGGAGTCGCATTTACATGTTTCGCGACTGGATCCACCTCTTTCTCTGGATCATCTCCAGGGCTTTCATCTACCGTCAACGGAAACGTCATTACTTTTTCGAGCCCGTCTACCCCCGGCGTTTACTATGTTATTACCATTGTCGCAACCAACGCCACCGGCGCTACCAGCAGCATTAGCATCACTGAAAAAACATCCTTTGCCCCCGCAGCAGTTCCGGGAATGGCGATGTGGTACGATGCGGCCGATATAACCACGATCGGGTTCCGTGTAACGACACCGACTGTTGCGAATCTTCAATTCTGGTTAGATGCCTCCGACTCGACCAATCTATCTGCTCCCGGAGGAAACCTCACACAGATCAACGATAAATCGGGAAATAATTACACGGCTATGGCCGCATCAACTGTGGATTACAGTTCCGCCACGAATCTTATACATTTTCATAATAACCAATATCTGAATCTTCCTCAGTCATCGATCAACAATGCTGCGATTTGGTCGATGTTTATGGTCATTCAGCCAGTGAATATCGTAAACACTTACATCATGTCAAAACAGCGTGCCGGGCAAAACGCAAACTCTCCAACAACATTTGGTATCGGCGTTCATTCGGGTCCGGAGGGGTTTGCTCAGCAGATAACACCGGGAACATTAACGTACAAAACTACAAATGGTGGAACCGGTGGATCCCCTGAATACACCGCTACGGCAATTTTAACCACCAGTCTTCAGGTTCTAAGTATGGTCTATGACGGAACAAATTTAAAAACTTACCTGAATGGAACATTATCGAATACGTCTCCAGGAAACTGGCCGATAATCAATCAAACAGATGGCAACATGTGTTCATTGGGAGCATGGGCGACAGATTCTGGACTTATCGGTGCCGCAGACTTCTATCTTGGAGAACTTCAGTTTTACAATACGAATCTCGGAGATGCCGACCGTCAGAAAGTGGAAGGGTACCTTGCTTGGAAATGGGCGCTCCAGGCGTCTCTTCCTACAACGCACACGTACAGCACTACGAAGGTAACAGTAGGCCCGACGTTCACAAACACGTATTCGTCGACCCAAGTTTCTACTTGGCGTGATAAGTCTGGAAATGGTTTGGATCTAGCATATCCGGGAGGAAGTTATCCTACCTACTCGCCAACATTGCTGGGTGGACAGTACCCCGGTATCAATTTCAACGGAAACAGTTACCTCGCGACCACCAATTTCTTACCTGTTCCGATTCTCTCGTCTAACGGAACAGACACAACAATATTTATTGTATACAACGACCCAAATACCGATTACACTGGAACGTTTACGCTTGATACTGATATACAGTATGCGATAAACACATGGGGGACAAACAAGCACTATTTTCAGTTTGGCGGATCGTATGTCTTTAACAACATAAACTTCACTGTAACGCCCGGTCCTCAGTTATACACTATCGAGAAACAGGGATCAAACTCAACATGGTACAATTTTGGAGGAATAGTTACGAACGGAACATCTTCAACCGCAGCAACGCTTACCTCAATATCACAGAGGTTCAATGTTGGAACCGGTTACCCCTTAACTACAACTTATTACAAATCTTTCATTTCTGAAATCATTATTTACAACTATGCGCTAAATTCCGTACAGAGACAACAGATGGAAGGGTACCTTGCCTGGAAATGGGGACTTCAGAATGCCCTGTCTACCAACAATCCGTATACTAAAGCCCCCCCTCCTTCGTACATTGGTCCCTTATCCTCCGGACCCATCGAGTGGATTGACGGATCAGATAGCACATCTATGAACTTCGTATATTCTCCAACGGCACAGTTAGTTGCGTCCGATATTGCAGCGCTACAGGCTTGGTACGATGCATCGGATGCGACAACTATTGTAGGTGGATCAGTGACTGTACCTTCGCCGCAGGTATGGTATGACGGAAAAGATCCAAATGGGAATGGAAGTATTCCATCAGATGGAACATCAGTAACTACATGGGCGAATAAAGCACCAACTGGAGCAACCTATAATGCAGTTCAGGCAACTGGATACAGCGCAGCAACGTATTCAACCACCTGCAATGCTCTTAACTTTACAAACACCACCACTGCCTATTCTACGGGATACGCAGCAAATCCTACGGCAGAAACCATGTTTGTAGTAGCAAACAATTCAAGTCCTGGCTCGAATAACAATATGGTAATTGGCGGACAATCGGGAGCCCGATCGCTTGGATGGGGATATAACCCACTGGGATCTATTTCTTACCTAAACAACGAATTGAAGTGGCTTGCATCAGCCCCTGGTGGATATACATCTGCAACAACTGCATTGGTCACCGGACAAGTTAATGGAACAAATGTATTCATTTCTCAAAATGGAGGACTCACCTCTGGAACATCTACAACTGGGGCTGGATTTACTGCTGGAACAACAACATATTTAGGTACAGATACTGGAAACAAGGGGACATATTATTTCATCGGATACGAGATGGAAGTTTTGTTTTACAATTCCGTTCTGACTATAAGTCAGTACCAGCAGGTGGAAGGATATCTTGCCTGGAAGTGGGGACTTCAGGCAAATCTCCCACCTACTCATCCGTACAAATCAGCAGGTCCTTCATGGACACCCGCGGGAGGAGGAAGTATTCAGAAATGGAACGATAAGTCGGGCAATGCGTACAACTTATCGCTCGGATCGGGATCTGGAACGGTTTCGTACATAACAACCGCTCTCGGTAAATCCGTCAATCTAAGTGGAGGGTACCTATTTATCAACAAGGCCGTCAATCTCCAGAATTACGCTCTCTTCACCGTTCTGGGCTCGCCAACCGCGGTGTATAATCAGTCGGTGATTACTGGACGACCTAATACCACCGCCTCATACAATTCTACGGATGGGTTTGGATTGTATGCGGATGCGACGGGGACTCCAGATTTACGATTGTACGGAGTCAGTGGTACTGGCGGGTCTAATGTGAATACGGTCTCTGGAGCCCTTCCTTCAGTTGCCTTATCACCCGTTCTAGCATCCTATACCTCCGTATCAACGGGTATTATCAATTCATGGATAAACGGAAGTGCGGGAACCGTGATCACGACGGGCCAGACACGCACAAACACCGGACAAGGGTTTGCGATCGGTGCCGAATGGTCTGGGACTGCGTACGCAAACATCACAGCGGTCACGAATATGTACGAAGTCGTTGTGATGACCACAATTCCAACCACCCTTCAGCGGCAGCAGATGGAAGGGTACCTCGCGTGGAAATGGGGATTACAGCCAGGCCTTCCAACCTCTCATCCATACAAAACATTCGCACCTACATTTGCAAACCTCCCAACAAATCCCGTCAATGGACTCATCGACAAATCGGGGTTAGGAAACAGTTTCAGTCTCGTCACCGGTTCGTCGCCACTTCCCCAGTACTCCAGTACGGTTAAAGGCGTATTCTTAGGACAGGCGGCCTCGTTCGTGAATACCACTGTTTCAGTTCCCGTGGGATACACGATGATGGCGGTCGCGAGTTTAACGTCGACGCCCGGGTCGTACGGTCGCCTCATCAACGTAGGTCTAGTCGACAACGTCGGATTCATGGGAACGTACAACGGCACCACAAACTTCGCGACGTTCACTGGAAGTAGCGCTAGTACGACATTGAGCGGGTTCACAACTACGTATACCATAAGTGGCCCAAACTCAGTCGTCACAATTTATGCCGCCGGTGGTGGAGGCGCAACAGGTCTTTCAAAGAATGGGTTTGGAAATATTTATCCGGGATGCCCTGGAGGACGTGGGGGATCGGCAGTGTGTACGATAACAAATATTCCAGCGGGGACAGTTATTACAGCTACAAGTGTTGGTGCTGTTGGTATTACAAGTGGAAATCCTGGAGGCAACTACACTCAGATAGCCGCCGGGTATACGCTCATTAATGTCGGTCCATCTTTCAAACTTGCATGTGCCGGTGGTGGTGGCGGTGGTGGCTCCGGAGACGGTAATAATGCATCTGCACGGGAAGGAATAGGCGGATTAAGCGCCGGAATAGGTGATACAGCTGGTACAGGCGGTGCCGCTTTGGGCGGCTACGGTGGAAATGCTGGGTATGCAGTTCAAAACAGTGCAGGTTTTTCGTATACGTTGAACGCTTGGAATCAATCGAGTTACGGAATATCCGATGTTGCAGGGTATATCATAATAAGCGTACAATTAGGTGGTGGATGGAACGACATAACATCAAATTCTCCGGCCACTCCCGTCTCTACGAATCCTGCCGCACCATCCCTTCTAGAAATGACGGTCGATGGATCCGTGCTGACCCCTTACTTCAATGCGTCCGCTATGACCGTAAAGACAGGAACGACCATTGCGATGACCGGAATGATTATTGGATCATCGCCGAATAACGGAGGGCAGTTCTGGCCAGGGTACCTCAACGAACTTCTCGTGGTTTCGCGAACGCTCACATCCCTCCAACGTGCACAACTTGAAGGGTATCTTGCCTGGAAGTGGGGACTCCAAGGCAACTTACCCAGTACGCATCCGTTCGCGCTCGGACCACCGTAAATTAAAACGCATAGTAATTGCTTCCAGTTCCAGTATAGACGAACGTAATTCCCCGCCCCGCTCCACCCGATGTCGCAGGAAGGGTTACATTCAATAATCCAAGTACGGTTGCACCGACGAGAGTTGTGTTAATTCCAGTCCCCGATGTATTCGTCACAATCCAGTGTGTTCCTGTCGGAGGCGCCGTTGACGGGAAAGACAGATTGATGTTATTGGAAACAAAGAACCGCGTGGCCGCATTGGTGGTTGTTAATGAAAGAGTCATTGTGGATGGAGACACAGAACTGATAGTCAGCGTATTCTGAACAGCTCCTTGAACGGTCAGGGCGAATCCGGGTGTCGGCTTCATTCCGATTCCCAGGACATTGGCGGACATATCGCCCTGGAGGAACGGAGTGTTTTGGATGGTTGAATAGACGTAGAACGTGTTGTCGGTTGTACAACTCGTATTGATGATCGAGGTTGAGTTCGAGCCGAGAAAGACGCAGTTTTTTCCGGAATTCTGGTAGCCGGCATTGTACCCCAGTGATACGACCGACGATCCCTTATTGGACATGGCCGCTTGGTGCCCCATCGCCACCACAAATGCCGCAGAATTGGTCGCAGCCGCGTTGGTTCCGATGGCTATAACGTCAGAACTGGTGTTGTTCATTGCCGCCTGAAATCCTAGCGCAACGACGTTGGACGACATGTTTCCGGATCCAGCCGAATTCCCGATAAAAACAGTATTGGATCCCAGATTTCCTACACCTGCCGAAGTTCCAATAAATACTCCCTGTCCGCCCGAATTGTTTAGACCGGAATTGAATCCTAGGGCAACGACATACCCCAATCCATTGGTTCCTCCAGATCCCGCCCCTTGTCCAATCGCCACCAGACTCCGCCCCGTGTTTCCATTCCCGGCCGACAGTCCAATACAGACTTGGTCCGATAACGTAATGACTGGACCCGCCCCTGCTCCCATAAATACCTTATCTGTCCCGATCGTCAGCGAACTCCCCAGACTTAGATTGAATCCGTTAATGGTATTAACGCCCGACAAGTTATTGACGATACCCACCGAACCGTCCAGATAATTCCCGCCACTGTAAAACGTGATATTTGAGACTCCGGTAATGCGGTTATTGGCCAGACTGAGCGTGGAAACTGCGGGGTACCCCGACCATGCCGCAATCTTGAGATCGGTCGCCAGTGCGTTTCCGTTCAGGAACAGATTGTAATTGGTCGTAGGGTCCCCGATTTCTACGTCTCCCGGGAGATATGTGTGAACAGTTGGCTGGAAGTATCCTCCCTGTCCAACCTGGAACTGAGGAGTGAAGATGTTTTTCAAAAGATTGATCTGATCGGTGGACGAATACACGCTTCCGTTCATCGCTCGCCGTATTGTTTTTATACAGACGACAATGATTTAACTACTTTCTGCGTGGTATATACAGCACCCAAAAGAATGACGACCGCGACGCCCGGAGAACGCTACACACTGTTTCCCATTAAGAACTCGGAGACCAAAGTGTACCAGTTGTACAAACAGGCCGTCGCCTCCTTCTGGACGCCGGAGGAAATTGACTTTTCGAAAGACGAGAGCGATTGGGAGTCTCTGACGACGCAGGAACAGGATTTCGTGAAACAGGTTCTGGCGTTCTTCGCAGGAGCCGACGGAATCGTTCAGGAGAACCTCGCCACCCGTTTCCAGCGGGATACTGAGAGCCCTCCTGCTCGTCTCTTCTACGCCTTCCAGAACGCGATGGAGGGTGTACACGGCGAAATGTATTCCCTGCTGATCGACAAGTACGTCAAAGACGGGGACGAGAAGATGCGACTGTTCCGGGCGCTGGATAACGTTCCGTGTATCAAGCGGAAAGGCGAGTGGGCGATGAAGTGGATCGAGAGCGGCGAGGATTTCGCCACCCGTCTAGTTGGGTTTGCGTGCGTCGAGGGAATCTTTTTCAGCGGAGCGTTTTGTGCTATCTACTGGCTGAAAAAGCGCGGTCTGCTTCCCGGTCTCACGTTTTCCAATGAGTTGATTTCGCGGGATGAGGGTCTTCATACCGTCTTTGCCGTGGAAATGTATCACGGCCAGTCTCCCATCGCAGCCGAAAAGATCCGCGAGATTCTGGAGAGCGCGGTGGCGATTGAGACTGAGTTTATTTGCGAGTCCTTGCCGTGTACCCTCATCGGAATGAATGCGACGTTGATGACGCAGTATATCCGCTTTGTGGCTGACCGTCTTGCCGTCCAGCTGGGAATCCCGAAAATTTGGAATGCCCAGAACCCGTTTGATTTCATGGACATGATCTCGATGGAGGGAAAGGGTAATTTCTTCGAGCGCCGCGTGTCGGATTATTCGAAGGCAGGGGTAGGAGTTAACCAGGACGAAATGGTGATCAAGTTTGATTCTGAGGATTTTTAGGAATACCAGAAAGTAAACTACTCTCAAGTATGGAATTCTTCCACGGAATTGTTGCGCTCGTCGCGGGAATCGTTCTTATCCTCACCGGCCTTGTTGCGTGGATGTACATCCAGCAGTCGCGCATGGCCCAGGCAATCAATGCCCTCGCGGTCGCCGTAACTACCCCACCTCCTTCTTTCCTGTCCCATCCGCCCGTCGAGGAGCCCGTTGAGCAGGATCACGAGCAGGAGCAGGTGGTCGATGATCGCGTGTCGGTCCACGATGTGGATGCGGATGCCGAGCACGAGCACGAGCACGAGCAGGAGGAGGAGGAGACGGGGGTGATTGGCGAGGATATCTCGGACTTCACGGGTAAGACGGTGGTCCAGCTCCGTGATCTGCTTACCGCGAAGGGGATACCTTACAGTAAGAGCGATAAAAAGCCAGTTTTGTTATCTCTCGTACAAGCAGCGGCGTAAGAGACAGAATGAAGATCATTAGTTTTGATATTGGACTTCGTAATCTAGCGGTATGTGTTCTGGAGGGTACGTCTAGAACAGATATGCGAATAACGGCGTGGGATGTGATTGATGTCGTGGCGGAAAAGAACGGGCACACAAGGACAGCATGTTTCAAGTGCGCGAAACCTGCGATGTGGGTCCAGGCGGGCGCTGGCACCCAGGCATGTTCCCGTCATCGGCCGAAGAATTTAACGATGACGAAAGCGGCCTTGACGAAAAAGACCATTCCTGAATTGCAGGAGATGGGAAAGACGTACGGATTCACGGGAAAAACTAAGAAGGATTTGGTAGGCCGACTCTGGACAGAAATGTCGAAATCGGGATGGTCGAAATTCAAGGGCAATGCTCGGGCGCCCGGTGGAGGCGTTCTCGATTTAGTCAATGATATCATTGCGTGTCTCGATAAGCGCGCGGATCTTGGATGGTGGGAAGGTGCCGATCTCGCGATTTTCGAGAACCAGTTGGATCGGCGGATGTTTGCCGTACAGGCTATGATGCACATGTACTTCGCATGTCGCGGGTTCAGGACAAAGGGAGTATCAGCAATCCATAAATTGGACAATATTGCGACGGCTACGGATGCGACGGGGACGTACCGCGGCCGCAAGAAGACGGGAATCGTTCATTGTGAAGTCCTGTGTCCCGCCGCCAACATGTCGTTCTTCAAGTCGCACAAGAAACAGGATGACATGGCGGACAGTTTTCTCGCCGCCGTATGGGTTCTAGAGCACCCTACAAATTTCATGCGAGACTCTTGATCAACTTTTTATCGTAAACCCAAAATTCGAATTTATACCCTGCAAGAATACATCCATTACGTTTTGCGATGTTTCGTTCATAGTAGTGTTTGTAATACATCGTATGCGTTGATTTTACTTCAATAATCGTTTTAGGTTCGGTCTCCAGAATAATATCGGGATAGTAGTAGTGTTCTTCTTCGTTAAACATGTACTTTATACCCTTTCTAGTTGTATATATTGACTCTTCTGGATAAATTTTAACTAACTCGTCTAATGCGTGGTTCTCGTATCCCTGTATCAAACGAACGTCTCCACTCGGCATTCGATATTCTTTAAATTTATACTTGTGTTGTTTTGTATGTATTTCGGCTACATGGGCAAGATGTTCAACACCATATTTTTCTAATGCATTTTTCTTACAGTTTTCGCGAACAACAGGGGATTGACTATAGTGATCAACACCATACTTGCTCAACGATGTTTCATGTATTTTCTTCTTAACGTTTTCTTGGGTATGAACCTTACAGAACATTCCCTGACCCTGCTTAATCGCACTTTGATCCTTCTTATGTTTTTCACCACAGAAGCACGTGAACGCTATCCACCCAGGTCGTTTCCATACGGTTTCTTCATCGTTAAATACCGCATTATCTTTGGCTGCCGCAGCGTGTATAATCTCTAACATTTTCTTCCTTCGCCTGCGTTCCATAGAGTGTTTGTAGCAGAATAGCCCTGTACCTTTTACCCCCGTGACGTCGTTGATCTGCTTAGAATATGTTTCGCCACAATAGCATGCGAAATGAACCCTTGGTTGAGTTTTGAGTTTCTTTATTATGGATAAAGACGTCGCTTTATCTATTTTAGCCAGTTCTTCAATCTTTTCTGCCCTAACACCGTTCATACTATAACAGGGTGGCTTCCTTGTAATTCGCCGCGTTTTAACTTTAAGAACAACCTACACAGTCTTCATAATAGTACTCACCCAAGATGGCGGATGTCCCAGGTGCCGATCTTTTGATGAACATGAATGCGATGTCGTCGTCGTCGTCGTCCGCCCCCGACACCAAACTGCCTGAAATGGAGTCGATCTCGCTGGATTTCACCGACTTGCCCTCTGAAGCCCCGCCGCAGCCGCCTCGCCTCGTCCCGTCCGCCGAGGATGTTGGGACGACGCGTACGTGGGACGGCGTGGAGAACCTGAACGCCGAAGCCTACCTGAAACCTGTGAATGTTGCCCCGAAAATGTCCGAGGACGCCATTATGAAGAAGAAGTACGAACTGCTGCGCAAGTTCGAGCGCCTCAATAAACTGGGCGTCCCGATCCGCAAGCGCTTCACGATGGATTCGCCCCTTGACGAGATGGAGATGGAACTGGAGTTTGTAAGGAAGGAGAAGGCTATGGATTCCACCATCAAACAGTTCTCCGAGTGGTTCATTACGGGAATGTCCGCGATGGAGTGGGGATCTAAGAACGTCGGGATGATGAAGATGTTCGGTCTCCAGCTCGACGGTCTGTCCCAGTCCGCCCAGATGAACGTAGGCGACCTGGAAGAGGATTTCGAGGAGTTGTACGATCTGTACGGCGACAAGATGCGCATGCACCCCCTCGTCCGTATCCCCATGCGCACCTGTTTCATGGTGTATATGGTCCACCTCACCAACCAGATGGCGATGAAAGCCCCGGTCCCGAACATCCAGGAGATTCTGAAACAGAATCCTGATATTGCCCGTCAGATGGCGGCGCAGGCCATGCAGAACCAGACCCAGCAGTTTCGTCAGCAGGCCCAGAGCCAGCAGCAGCAGCAGCAGCAGAACGTGAATGTCCCTACCTTCCCCTCCGCCAACGGCTTCGGAAACTCCGCCCCCCAGCAGCAGCAGAGCCAGCAGCAGGACTCTAACCCGCTCGCAGGTCTAATGTCGTTCCTGGGCGGCGTGAACACTCCTGCGCCGGCTCAGCAGCAGCAGCAGACGCGCACAATCCCTATTAAACCCGTCCGCGAAATGAAGTCGCCGTCGGGAATGGGCATTGGGGATATTCTGAACAAGATCCAGAAAGAGGAGCGGAAAGTAGGAACTAACTTCCCCCCGCAGCAGCAACAGCAGCAACAGGCTATGTTCAACCCCCCGCCTGCACCTATGCCTGCGCCCGCGCCTGCTGCCCCGCCCCGCCCGACAGTTCGTTCGGCGCTTCGTAAATCGGCAGGGTCCGAACGCAAATCCGCCAAGAATTCCGTGGTGATTAAACTATAATAGACTAGAGTAAATGGACGGACCCACAGGTGTAACAGGTGTAACAGGTGTAACAGGTGTAACAGGTGTAACAGATGAATTAGATGAGACGGGTGTAACCGGACCTACTGGAGTTGATGGTGTGCTGGATGCGACCGGACCTACCGGAGTTGTCGATGAGACGGGTGTAACGGGTGCGACCGGACCTACTGGAGTTGTCGATGAGACGGGTGTAACGGGTGTGACCGGATCTACAGGGGTTGACGGTGCACTAGATGCGACGGGACCCTCGGGACCGACGGGACCCTCGGGACCGACGGGACCGACGGGACCGACGGGACCTGTTTACCTTGTGACGATAGATCAGTTAGTGACTCAGCAGTCGGTGGCTCTTGCCCAGGAAACCGCGGACCGGCAAGCGTTGGCGCCGCTCGGTAATCCTGGGTCGTACAATTTCACTCCGGCGCTCCAGCAATGGGCCTCTGTCGGTTTTCCGGCGTGCTACCCCCTCATTACCCTAAGCCTAACCCCTCCTTCCCCTTGCTCGGACGGCACGACACGAACGCTGTACGCGTACGTGGCCTACCTCCTTGGCGGAACAGATCTTGGAGACGCGACGTACGCGCTCACCCAGAAAGTCCTGGGGTTCTCGTTCGCGTACGTTCTCCAGTCCGGAAACACGCTCCAACTGTGCGTGACTCGGGATTAGAGGGGCTTTTAGGGAGCGTGGGACGTTAAGGACTTAGCGACCTTTAGGGAGCGTGGGACGTTAAGGACTTAGCGACCTTTAGGGAGCGTGGGACGTGGGAGCGAGTGACGTTAAGGACCTAGCGACCGTTTAGGGAGCGTGGGACGTGGGAGCAAGGCGACTACGGACTGAATTTTGCATATGCATGTGTGGACGGCAGAGAACTCTGCAGACCCCATTTCCAAGCAAGATAGCCTTCCACCTGCTGGCGTTGAGAGGTGGTGAGTGTGTTATTGAAAATCAAGAGTTCACCAATAAATCCAGTAAGTGGAGATGATACATCGTTTGTAATTTGCGAACCAACTGCATATACGGTTGTATTCAAACTACCAAGTGATACAGATGGCGATGATACAACCGGTGTTATTGAACCATACGTACTCATATACGCAAAATTTGAATCCGACCAAGCACTTGATAATATAGCCGTATTGTATGGTATGGATACAGTAGCATATGAACTTACACTACCATTAAACCGAACAAACCCAAGCTTATTAATATTACCATTAATTGACATACCGCCAACATCCCCGCCGTTTCCATCTGAAACTCCTGGTCGGGTCAGTGTAAAAATGCGTGGATTTTGTGCAGTTGTTGGTTGAGTGGGTACATTGAAAATACAAAACGCCGTATATCCAGTCCCCGTTAGCACGATGTTTCCGAGTATTGATGACCCGCCCGTGAACTGTAATGATGGAAGACTGCCGATAGAATTCTGTATAAGTGGAATAGTGGTTGCCGATCCACCAAAATATGTTGTAGGCGTTCCGTTGTTCCCGTTCCCACTCTTATCGTTCCACTGAGTCACTGATGTCCCCGAAAGATTCATACTGCTCCGATCCCCCGCATCCAACCACAACTGCATCCCCGTGACGGATTTGGGCGTGAAATTGGTACTGAAGGCGGGCATTAATTTCCCAGGATGGCCCGTGGGAAGATTCGCGACCAGTCCCCATTTTTGGGCCAGGTACTGCTCGACTTGTTGAACCTGACTCGTACTTAACAAGGAGTTATATTCAACAATTTCACATATATCTATGGTTCCGCCAGGATTACCAAAATTACCTGCATACCAGTCCATGTTTCCTATAAACGTATTCGCCACTGTCGTTTGTGTGACACCGCCGACCACCGTTTTGGATGTTCCGTTTGTTCTAAGCACCAATCCCGACACTGCGTTTGTTGGATCAAATAATCCAGTCATAATACAAAGAGTATTGGTTCCAGGAAACGAACCCAATGCAGAGCTCCCAGCCGTAGTTGAAGATGCAACTGAATATCTTTGATCAAATGGTGAGCCATTTGTAACTATTTGAAAATAATACGACGCAATACCCGACGTAACTACTGGGACTCCAATAATTACAGAACCATTTGTGATAGTGTCTGTTTTAGCAACTACGAACACGCTAGGAATAGTAGCCAGAGTAGTTGTTAGTAACATTCGGGTTATATTTGGAAACCGTATAAACTGGGTTGTACCCGTCGTTGTTAATGCAGGTGTTCCGTTTGCAGTGGTTGCGTTGTTTCCGGTCCCACTCTTATCCTTCCAAATACTCACGTTGCTCCCTGAACTGAACGTCATACTGCTCTGATCCCCCGCATCCAGCCACAAGGAACACCCAGGAATATCCACGGGGCGGAAGGGGCGGTTGTAGGGGATTAAGTACGGGCCAGGGGAAGGGGCGTTGGCGACCGAGATTCCCCACTTTTTGCCCAAGTACTGCTCTATGAGTTGGCGTTGGGGGGTGGAGAGAAACGAATTAAATAGGATAAATTCATATATAGTAACTTGTCCTCCTGATGTTCCATTGTTAAAAGGACTGCCTAGACATACAATTTTCGTTGCCGCTCCTGCAGTGAAGGCAGCATTAACAATCTGAGTTCCATTCAGAACCCCAATATAATTTCCAGCCGAAACATGTGATTCCGATACAATAAATGCGTTGGTACTCCCACTTGTTGATAATCGCCCCCAAACGGTTGGATTTCCATACAAATCTATATATCCAGACGCTTCTCCATTTCCAATAATTGATATTCCATTATTCGTACTATCAAAATTGAAGAAATACTGCTGACCCGTTGATGTGTTTGCTTTCCCAACTAAGAAAAAGGTAGATGCTGTTTGAGAATAGGTGGCACTCAATGAAAACAGTTGAGTGCCGTCAAATGAAATACCCCCGCCTGTAAGAACCGTCGGAGCGTTTGTACCCTTTGTCGCATTGTATCCGTTTCCAGACTTATCATTCCATGACGAGACGTTGTATCCCGAACTGAACGTCATACTCGTCGTATCCGCTCCGTCCAGCCAGAGAACACATCCAGGAATCTGGGTTGGGAGAATGGGGACGACGGACGAGTACGGATGAGCATTAGGAAGTTGGTTATGAAGTCCCCATTTGGACGCCAGGTATCCTTCCACTTGCTGGCGTTGAGAGGTGGAGAGAGTATTGTTGAAGATTATGAGTTCATATACAAACCCAATAAATCCGGGCCCACCGCCTACATAGTATACATATGATCCCGCGAGTGATCCACCGGCACTTCCAGTTGATGCAGTGTATGTTCCGTTCGCATAACCGACTCCTCCAGATGCACTGGAAACAACAATACTTAAAAGTGTTGGATTATTGTGTGTTGTTGTCGCATTAATTGGAGTTTGCGAACTTCCACCTATCGTCAACGCTGCATTGAATGCTCCACCCTGTCCAATTAAATCAATAACCTGCCAGTTAGATGCCGAAAAGAAATCAGAGTTCCCAGCACCAGAATACGATGTTTGGTTCATAACCATAAATATTGAAGGAGTCCCTGTCGTTGGTGAAGGAGTAAACGATGGAGTTGAGAAATAGTTAGCATTTGAATTAAGTGCTGGTGCGCCGAGTCCATTTAGTGCATTTGAAGTATATGTAGGCGTTCCAGTTGCAGTTGCGTTCAACCCATTTCCAGACTTATCGTTCCAAGTCGTCACTGTTGTTCCTGAAAGAACCATACTGCTTTTATCCCCTCCGTCCAACCACAATGCTAAACCCGGTATGGATTGTGGTGAGAACCCCCATACCGATTTTCCTGATGAGACAATGGATGTCGCCATGACCGTGCTTCTTACCTAGTTTAGAACAGAATATATCCAGAAATCGTCGCTCCATTGACTCCTGAAACAGTGTACACAATCGTGGTATTGTTTGAGGGTGCTAGGGTGAGCGGAGAGGGTAAGCTTGAATTCGTGTTGTTGGCGACCGTGACGCTCAAGTACGACGAGGTCGCGTTGCGGAGTGTCCAGAACGTTCCGGCCGTCGTGGGAGCGGGCGAGGGCATGTTCACGTTCGAGAATCCCGAGTTCGCAATGTAGTAGTACCATCCTGCCGAGGCCGTGGTCAGCGTCAGCGTTGTGGCGGAGACGGTGTAGGTGTTCACGGATGTCGGGGGACCAGACGATATGGCTCCGTACCCGACGGATCCGGTAGACGCGTTGTAGGTCAAGACGTTGCCGACGGTTCCTGAGGTGAGGCTGGACAGCGTGACTGTCGATGTCGCAACGAGAGAACTGAGGGTAGTGGTTCCTGTCGTAGTCAGTGCTCCGGAGACCGTGACGTTACACCCTGATCCAGGGGCTAAAATAAGACTGTTACTAGTTGCGATCTGTAGACTGCTTAAATTGTTGATGGAGATGGAGCCGCAGTTGGACGGAGAAATTGATGGTCCTACTTGGGAATTAGGAATCATGATAACAAACACTCCTGAACTTCCATTTCCACCCTGCCCGTTGTTAGTACTTCCTCCACCTCCAGACCCTGTATTTGCTGTTGCGTTTCCTCCACCGCCAGCACCACCTACACCAGAGCTTCCACCTGCTCCGTATGATTGAGATGGATAATCTGCATTGTCTGCTCCACCACCTCCACCAGCACCGTACACTCTTCCTACATATGAAAGGCCAGAACCACCAGCTCCTCCGCTAGAAACCGCAGGTCCTGTTCCGACACCATTAGATCCTATACTACTGATACCGCCTCCACCGCCAGCAGTGAACGCTCCACCACCAGATCCACCGCCATATCCTTGATAACCAATAGCACCAGATACGCCATACGCTCCACCACCACCGCATCCACCTAACCCTGCAGTGCCTCCAAGTTTTGAACCTCCACCTCCTCCAATCGCAGTGATGGTTGTGATTCCTGTTCCTGAAATAACTGTGTTTGAACCATTTGATCCATTGGCAGTACCAGAAACCCCTATTCCTCCAGCTCCGATGTTTATAGTGTAAGTTCCGACTGGAATTGTTAAGTATCCTGAGACATACTGAGATGCCGTGACGGTTGATGATAGGGTAGGGTCGTTTGTCTGTAGACCACCTGCACCGCCACCAGCACCTAAGTACGATCCACCCGCACCACCACCTCCAATCGCAAAGAAGATTGCGTTGGTAACCGGGTAGTTGACGGTAAGTGTGGCGCTTGTCGTACAAAGAAAGTACGTATACGAGGCTCCATATGTTCCTGTTCCAGTAGATGAAGGTCCGGTAGAAAACAGGAAGGCATACTGACCAACATTCAGAGAATACCCGCCGTATCCAATATTCGTGATGTTGCACAGATTCATGTTGAGGTCTCCAGTCATAGTCGTTCCGGCCAATAACGTCGTTCTGAGTGTTCCACTGACATCCAGAGCGTACGAGGGCACTTTCCCGATTCCCAGCAGGTTGTTGGAGATATCGCCTTGTAGGAACGCGTTGGCTGACGTGGTGGAATAGACGACGAACGAGTTGGCGTAGGGGGCTTGGTAGCCTCCAGTGCTCACACTGTTACCGAGGAAGATGGAGTTGGAGTACTGGTTATTGGACCCCGCGAAATTGCCGAGTGCGAGGACGTTCGCTCCGGAATTGTTGTATCCTGCCCGATTACCAATCGCGACCAGCGATCCACCTGAATTATTCGCTCCGGCGGATGCACCGAGCGCCACGACGTTATTGGCTCCCGAGTTGTTGATACCGGCCTGGATACCGATGAAGACGTTACAGCTTCCCGTATTATTGGATCCGGCCTGGATCCCCAAGGCTACAATATTGATGCCCTGGTTATTGTTGGCGGTGGACGTTCCGATAGCCACGACGTTCGCACCGGACGAGTTGGAACCGGCCGACTGACCGATGCCCACGAAGTTGGAGGTCGCACCACCGACATTGTACCCGGCGGATACCCCGATGGCGATATTGGACGTTCCGCCCATGCTGATGTTGGTTCCGATACCGATGTAGGATCCAGAGAAGGCGATGCCGGACACGCCGGTGAGGGGGGCACCGGAGAGGTTTACGCTTCCGCCCGTGGATGGGTAGAGAATAATGTTAGAGGTCGCAGAGATCTGGAGATTGCTGTTCGTGTTGATGGACATTGAGCCGAGAGATAATGCTGTGTAGGTAGGTGAAGGAATAAGAAGAATGAAGACGCCCGTACCTCCAGTACCTCCATACGTAAAATTTTGACCAGCTCCACCTCCACCCGAACCCGTACCGTTTGTGGCGTTTCCACCAGGATTTGTACCATTACCGCCCTGTCCAGCACCTCCGCCGCCACCAGGATACCCAGACCCACCGGTTTGACCAGCTCCGCCTCCACCGCCATACGATGTACCTAGATACGAAAATGCTAACCCACCGCTGGTATTTGTTGACGATGCGCCGATACCACCACCACCACCTGTTGTTGATGAACTGCCAGCAGCACCATTTCCACCTTGAGATCCCGTACCTCCGTTCGCCCCGTTTACAAGTCCACCACCTCCTCCACAACCACCAGACGAACCTGAAGATGTAAAAGCACTACCACTACCTCCAGAACCGCCACCACTTGCGGTTATGGTGGTAATTCCTAAACCCGAAAATACAGTTGGTGTTCCGTTTCCAGGTGGATTTGTGTTCCCCCCGCCTCCAATGTTAATACTATATGTCTGACCACCCGTTAGAGTTATACCACCACTCGCTATATATTCACTGGAAATAGACACAAGACCAGAAATGTTTACATCGTTGGTTTGTAGACCGCCAGCACCTCCACCACCGCCTTGGTTATATCCGCCCGCGCCTCCACCGCCTACCGCAAAGTAGTATACATTGGGAATAGTTCCTACCGAAGTAATCGCGGAAGATGTAGTGAATTTGTAGTAATTATACACCCCCCCGTATACCGTCCCTGATGCGTTTACTGAACCGTTGGTCACAGTGATCCCTCCAGTCAGAGAATTCAACGAAAACCCGTCCGCACCTAAATTGGTAATGTTTTTGAGGTTCATGTTGAGATCTCCGGTCATAGTCGTTCCGGATAAGCTGTTGACCGTCAGAGAACTGAGCGTGGTGGTTCCCGCTGTAGATGTTATATTTCCAGAAACTGTAAGACCGCCTTGGATCAGGGTGGGTCCCGATATAGTCAAAGCATTTGTTCCAGAATACGCGCTGTCGTTAATAACGACTGGGCCGTCTACCTCTAACGTGGTGTAAGGAGACCCTATACTGACGGCGTACACCTTGAAATTAACAATTGAATTTCCGGTGTAGTTCATATTCACAACGCTATTTACGATAAATACATCTGTTGATGTAATTGCCGGTGTCGTGTAAACTGTCGCCACTGACGCAAACGACGTTGTACTAAACTGAAAGACTAGTGATGTACCTGTACGAATAACCTGTATATACACCGGAAAAGGTGACGAGAAAGTATACACGGTTGCGGAGGCTGGATTCGTTAGAGTAAGTGATGTTGTCCCCGATCCCGATCCGATGTAAGTCACTGTGTAATTTCCAGTCGAGGTCCCGAACGAAAATGATAAACTGGAGTTACCGGTACTATACCCCGCAACTGCTACACTAAACTGGAATACAGCATTTATCGTTCCTCCATTGGTGTAAGTCGCGCTGCCGCTTGAATATATACCTGTTCCAAATGTTAGAGAGGACAAAGCAAACGAACTACCACTAAACGATCCCCATGTTCCGCCTACCGTATTCACACTTGTAAGATTTGTTGGTGAATTTAAGGTTCCACTGGCTGACGAACCTATAGCGTAAACGGCCGATCCTATTGTGTAGGCCGGTATAACTGCCCCTAGCAGTAGTTGTCCAGTAGTTGGGGTGTAAGTAAAGTTGCTTGTGAATGAAACATTTCCGCTCACGGAGATTCCATTGTTGACTACTAGCGAACCCACATTGAGTGTTCCGCTGGTATAATTGTAGGTGAACACGCCCGTAGCACCTGCGGATCCCAATTTGTTATAGATGATCTGCGTATCCGATCCCGCGACCGGCCCTGTGGGTCCTGTAGGTCCCGTGGGTCCTGTAGGTCCTGTAGGTCCCGACGGTCCTGTAGGTCCCGACGGTCCCGACGGCCCTGTAGGTCCCGACGGTCCCGACGGCCCTGTCGCTCCGCTCGCTCCATTGGCCCC